ATGAAAGATGAAGAAAAGCCTTTAAACTTTGATGATGATAATGAGCCTCTGGAATTTGATGACGAGGAATTTATTGATGATAAGAAGGAAGATGAATTATATAATGCAATTACTAAAGATGGTTCAAGTGTTGACCCGGCAGATGATGCTACGCGTCATACACGTCCGGAAGATGGTGATCCTCTAGAAGTGGAAGAGTGAAACTAATTTTACTCCAATAAAGCCCAATTTTATTTGGGCTTTTAATTGTCTTTTAAAAAGTTTTAATAAAATACTTTTGCTCTTTAAGTATTTAAATAAGTAAACTGAATGCTGTTAGGGATACTTAATTTTTCTTATCTAATGAATTTTCTTTATTCTGAGGCTTGACAATAAATTCGTCTTTCATTTCAATAAAAAAATCATTGGCTTCTTCATGAGTACAGTGCAACCAGTCATACCGCAATTCTTCCGGGATGACAATAATCGAACGCTTTTCATCGTTCGGACGGTGAAACTGTTTCATAAATGGATGTTTATCTGCGTTCATGGTCAACATTGAAAAAGATCTGATTCTCTTGCCATCAATATGGGCATCATCATAAATTGCAGCAACAGTAAAAGGGTTACCGTCTGCACGTGAAATTCCGAACCAATGTGAATTTCCCTCTATATATTTAGGTTCATAGAAGACCTCTACAGGCACCAATGCAAATTGATTTTTTACCCAGGCATGCCGAAAACTGGGTTTGCCGGCAACTGTTTCAGTACGTGCATTATAGGTGTGACGACCAAATTTTAATTCTTTCGCCCAGGAAGGGATTAATCCAAAATGGGCAATATCGAGTTCAAAATTTTCCGTACCACGCATAATGATAGGAGCAGGTGCAAGTGGATAGACATGAGATTTAATTTCTAATTCTAGCTGCTCTTCATGAATGTCGAGTAAAGACAAGCGTTGTTTCGACGGAAACTCATAGTTTGAACACATACTTAACCTCTACATTCTAATTTTTGTCTTTAATAAAAATTAAGATAAGATGAATATAGACACAAAACCACTTAAAAACGTAATTACACTTTTTGCAGGTTTGGAATATCTTTCCACTAGGCATTAAACATGAAATATAAACATTTTAATCTTTAAGAAATTGATCATGTAATGCACTCAGACCTAGTATGCCGGATGACTATTATTTTATTTTTATTAGAATAAGGACATAATTAAACAGAAGGAATTTAAGTCATAATTAACTTGAATTGACCTTTTTGACAAAACTGTGGTGCAAGACTGTAGGTTAATTACAATGTTTACTTAACTGTATATTTTTTACTCAATACTATTTATCTTACCTACATTCAATTACATACAGAACATAAAATCATCAAAACTAAGTTGGAAGGCTACAATTTTGAATGATAGTTTAAGTTTAAATTTTTAGTATCTGAGGTGAACAATGAAATTGTTGACATTATTAGGTGTAGGTGTGGCTGCAAGCTGTTGCTATCAAGTTATTAAAAATAATCAGCCAATTCTCGCAAATCCGGATTTTGATGAGACAGTAAAGCGATTTTTATTAAAAGAGTTCTCGGCTTAATTGCTGGAACAATATTGTTAAGTAGATTCCTCAAATTTTCTTAGATTCAGGAAATTCTCAATGTGACGTAAATGATCTTATTTAATCTTTAATAAGATGATATTTAAATCAAGGCAGTTAAAAGAGGAAAATACTTAAACATTCCCATAAACTTATTCATAGGAAGAAAAATTATGCTAAACCTTATATTTTGTTTATTGGCTTTGAAGGGTGCAACTGAAATTGATCATCAGGTCCATGGGGGCGAGGTAGGTGACAATAAGGATTGAGTCTAATTAGATAGACGCTCATAAAACCCGGCAGAGAGAAAATTTTATCCTTATCAATTAAGATTTTAGTTAAATATTTTATTGACAGTCTCTTGAATCTTGATTATTTTACTAGGTGTTCAAAAAGCTCCACACTTGATTAAATATCGAGTTTTATCCGCATCTTCCCCAAGGTGCGGTTTTTTTATAAAAAATATTAATTTTTTGCCTTTCCTAAGAAAAAAACGATGTTTTAAATACTCACTTAAATTTAATTTTTTCTAAATGTGCCGGGAAAAATATAAATAGGGCAAGAAATGTATTTTCATTTATTTCTGCCGTTGAAAATACCTGCATGTACCCTGATAAATAAGATAGCAATCCAGATATTGCTTCTTACTCTATTATCAAAATCGATAATGAAGTCTCAGCTGGTTTATAAAATCAGGAGGGTGTTACGATGAGTAATTTCAGTTTATCACCACTATTCCGTCGGAGTATTGGTTTTGACCGCTTAAGTGATCTATTCGATTTTGCATTACAAAGTGATACGCCAAACTTTCCCCACTATAATATTGAAAAAACAGGAGATAATAATTATCGTATTTCTGTTGCAACTGCAGGATTTAATCAAGATCAACTTGAGATTAATTTGGAAAATAAGGTACTGACTATAACTGGTAAAATAGTAGAAGAAAAAAACGATCCAAACGTTGAATATTTATATAAGGGAATCGCAAGCCGTTCATTTAAGTTATCGTTACGCCTGGATGAACATGTAGAGGTTCAGCAGGCAGATTATGATAATGGTTTATTGACTATAGATCTGCAACGGAATGTCCCTGAAGAGGCGATGGCACGCCAGATTCCTATTGGTCGTAAAATTAATGAATAGGTATGGGGAGAGTCGAAGACTCAATAATAAAAATAATTTTCTAATAAGAATAGAACAAATTTAAGCCACCTTAGGGTGGTTTTTTTATTGCCTCCAGAACTAGGTTGCTGGTTTGACTATTTATTGCAATAATTAAATTTCAGACTTATTTAATATGGATATATATAATTCGTATATATATTTATATTTTTTATAGATTGTCTATTGTTTGATCGTTGTATGTTTTATCAACTATCCTAAATCAGCGCAAAATGGTTAAGGGGAAAGCTCACAGGAATGTGGGCTTTTTTATTTTATACACATAAATTAACCTTTCATTTAAAAAAACTTTCCAAATAGCTTTGGAATGCAATCCATATAGATGATACCTATAGAGGTTGTTATTTCTAATCTATTGAGGTGAGCAATGAAATTATTAACATTGATTGGCGCAGGCGTATTGGCTGGATACTGTTATAAAAAGGCTAAATACAAAAAGGGAAATGCAAAAAACTGTTCTCATCAAGAAGCGGAGACAGAATCTAAGGCACCAAATACCCCTGAATAAATTGATAAAAGACCTCACAAATGAGTGAGGTCTTCGACTATTTAGAAAGGAAAAATAACAATCAAATGCAAATATTGGCTAAATTAATCCTTGGCCTTGTTTAACTGAAGAAACGACTAGGCTGAGTATTTGTTGATTTTGCAATTAGTAGCTTTCTAATTAATTTATATATTTATGAGAAGTCCTCAATTAGTTTAACAAGTACTTAAAGAAACATAAAACTAACGGGTAAGAACTATTAATATATATTTCCTATACTTACATAAATCTATTCATAAGTTATCTTTAAATAGTTTAAAGAGAAAATATTTGGCTAAGGACTATAAAATGATAATTAGGGATTGATCGGTTTAATTTTCTATTAATTTTATATAGTTAGATGAGATTTTTAAATTCTAGGGATCATTCTCCTTATATCTTGAATAGGGGAGCACTAAAGCAAGGAGATCGATATGTTCCAGTTCGTGCTTTGCTTATTTGGCCTACATAGTACCATTGAGTTTGAATGTACGGCTGATAGCGAAGAAATTAAGTTATGTCGCGATTGCTTGAAAGAAATTAAATAGGTTTAGTACAGTAGGGCTAGATACATTTGGATATAAAGTTACCCTGTTTCTTAAGGTGAAGTCAGGGCTGGTCTATTAGAAGCTAAAAAAATATCATTAAATATTCAATAGAAATTAATAATGATAAATCTTTGTACGTGGTTCAATGATTTTGATGAAAATGATCATGGTGAATAATGAAAGTCAAATTTTTAAAGCCGTGTGTCGATTTAATAATAGAAAAGACAATTAACTTGAGTCATGAGATTTAATCTGAATTAATAAAGTGCAAATATTTTAAAATTTCTAGTAACCCTTTATATTTAGGATTGAATGTTAAGATAAGCTACAATATAAGCAACAAGAAGTCAGAGTGCACTTTAATGACTAAACTTGAAATATTGATAACTTTATTGGCTATCATAATTATTAGTACAGTGATCTACGTATTGGCCCATACTTTAAAATTAAACCTCCTTTGGGAGGTTTTTTTATGAAGTGTTATTTTTGGGTACTTGTTAATATAAAGCTGTAATGAACCAAAAGCTCATAAAAATATACCAAGGATCAAATGTTAATGAAATAGGATGAATATTCTTATTGATAATTAGAAGCTTCTGACATTATTTGAGGTATGACAATGATTTAATTAACAAAAAATTGATTAAAATTTTGGAAAAGTAATTTCGTAAAATCTAAAAATTCACAAAAAATAAATTTTATAGATTGTTGAGTTGAAATGGAGACAAACGAATACAATGTGATTCATTTTTAAATCTTTTAAGTTTATAAATCATTAGGTAAGCCTATTTTAATGCTCAATCTTCCCATCCAGTCGCGACTTGGCGGATTCTATTTCTGTTATAGCATACTTGTGGGGTTTGTTAATTCATTAAATTAAATAAAAACAATTATTTATAGTGATTTTTAAGGGTGTTTTATTGCTTAAAAGTTTGACTTGTAGACTATTTGTAGACTGTTGAGAAACATGATTTAATCATTGCGAGCTAAAATTTTGATGATCAAATTATGAAACTCAACAAGTCCAATGTTGATGCTATCTCATTGTGTGATTCTGGTCAAAAGATATACCGTGACCAGGAGTTAATCGGATTCGCTGTCCGAGCTACCACCAAATCTAAATCTTATATTGTGGAGCGCCGTCATGCAGGGAAGCTTTACCGAGTCGTACTCGGTAAGACCAATGAAATATCTGCAATCGCTGCACGTGCCAAAGCACAAATGATTTTGGCTCAAATTGCTAATGGGAAATACCAGAAACCAGTAAAAGGGAAGGCTGCTGAAAATCCACTGGATATCACAGTAGGTCAGGCACTGGATATCTATATCAAGCGCAATGACTTTAAACCTAAAACTATACGTCAATATAATAAATATTTTGACCTATATTTAGGCTGGTCAAATCGAAAGCTATTTGAGATTACTAAAAATGAAGTACTGGATAAGTTCCTGACAGTTTCAGAACTCAGCAAATCATCCGCAAATGGAGCTATTTCACTACTAGGTACATTGTGGAAATACATCCATGTGCTTTATTCATCGGATGAAGCTCCAATCCTAAAATCCAATCCGGTTGATATTATTTCAGTTACCAAAGGCTGGAATACACTTGAACGTCGAAAGCGTCATCTACATAAAGATGTTATTCACAAATATTATAACGCTGTCCTGAATTACCAAGATGAATTGAATCTTGAAAATACGGCACGCTCCAATACTCACCGAGACATCATCCTTTTTACGATGTACACCGGTTGCCGTCGTCAGGAAGTTTGTGGTCTGAAGTGGTCAGATATCAATTTTAAAACTGGTACCGTACTTTTTAGGGATACAAAAAATGGTACGGACCATTTGTTCCCAGTAGGTGATCATCTACTGAAGATATTAAAGGACCGTTACCTGTTAAGGGAGAATGACTGGGTGTTCCCAGCAACTAAAATGCCGACCGCAGCCAACATGCATGCAACTAAGGTTGATCGTGCATTAAAAGTGCTTGGTGATCAGGTGGGCTACTATGTATCAATGCATGATTTCCGACGCACCTTTGCCACGATCTGTAACTTGCTACGCTTCAATATCTATGTGACTAAACGACTTCTCAACCATACACAAAAGCCCCGCATTGATGTTACTGGTGGTTATGTACAAATTCCCATGGAAGAGCTGAAAGCATCTATGAATATGATTGAGGCGGTATATCAAGGAAAAATAGACTGCTTTAATTATGAAAGCGTTTGGGATGAGCGCCTAAAACAAATAAAGGCAGGATAAACCTGCCTTTTGCTATGCGTATTGTGCTGTACAGGTGACTGTACGGCTTTTTTCATAGGCCAGTACATCACTTTTTTTATAAGCTACACGCCGTCCAATTTTGGTGTAAGGCAAGTCAGATCCATCACACCGCATACGTGCCAGCGTCCATGGTGAACAACCCAAGTACATGGCTACAACCTCATGACTAAAGTTTTGATCAGCTGGAGCTTGTAGAAACCGCTGAAGCATTTCTTGTTTATTCGCTTCAGTTTCATCTGCTAAACTTTTTAAGCTCATTAAGAAATCTCCTTTAAACTTTGTTTTACCGTTTCAGGTAGTCCAAACACATCTTTAAAAGCTTTATCAAATTCACCGCTTGCAATGAATTGATCCATTAGGTTGACTTGCTGATCGATATTACCGTCTTCACTATGCTCATCGGTTTCTTGAATTTCAGTCACTGTTTTCTCCTTGAGCCTTCATGTATTCAAATTTTGCATCTGCCCAATTTTTTGCATCGTATGGACTTAACCCTTTTTTCTTGCACCAGTCGGCGCACCAGAGCCATTGCGCATGATCAAAAGGAGTAGGCTCAACTACTTGATTCGTGCTATCCATCACGCCACCTCCACATCTAGATACATTGGGCAACGCAAGTGCATTTCATATTCATCAAATAGCACCTGACATGCTGCATTACCTGTTAAATCTTTCTTTAAAAACACATAGCTCAATGCTTTACGTGTGCCTTTCCCACTAAAAGTCGAACTGCCATCTGCAAGTTCTTTTTTCACATAACCCAATTTTTCCAACCAAAGCTTGAAGCCTGCTTCATGTTTCTGTTTGATTCTGAAGATCATCTGTACCCCCAGCTGTAAATAAAGTTTTGAATACAATCTTCAATACCGAAAAGACTGATATTGCGATAAGTCCGGATCCGACTTCCGTGCTGAATAATCAGCACTCGGGTCATTGATGAATATTGATAACTCATGATGCCTCGCTGTTGTAATCAGCATGTTGCATTGCTGTTTTACGCTCAGCGTAAATTTGCAATAGTTCCTGGTGATCTTCTGGATTGAATTTTGCAGCTGGTATTGCTGGCGCTAGACGCTCTAAAGCTTCAATCGAATCCATTTCCTGAATGCGGTTAATCAGCATCTTTTTCTTTTGTGTATAGAGCATATCGACTGGATAGCTTGATTGACCGCTACCTGACATCATGTCTTTACAGATTTTGTCCTTAACAACCTTAGTGGCTTGTTGATCAATTTCATCAATCAAACTTGGTTGCACGACTTCAATGACCTCATCTGCGATTGATTCAGGTTCAACCTTAGGCGTGTATTGCTCAGGATCCAGTTCAAGCAATTTATCTTCAGTCAGCTTGCACAAGTGCTGTTGATCTTTTTGGTCTAAGTATCCATTTGCCAGAAATACGTGACGGAATGAAAGAACGTCATCAGGCTTAGTAAACTGATCAATTTGTGCTGTAAACTTTTCAACAAGCTTTATCGGGTTAGTTTCAACAGAATTTTCTTCAGTTTCTGTAACTGGTGATTCAGTATTATCAGTGGCTTCTTGCTCTATGGCTTCAATAGGCTGAATTACCTCTGGCTCAGGCTGTTTTTCAATATCTGGTACAGCATTACTTGGATCAGTTGGAATGCTAGGCTGTTCAGTATCTTCCTTGGCTTTTCGACTACGACGTTTCTTTTCAGGCTTGTAATGACTTTCTATAGTCAAAGGGTAAGGAATGTCTCGTCCAAGAAGTTTACCAATTGCCTGAAGTTGCAACTCAGCATTTTCCTGATCCGCCTGGGCGAAACCATAACGTACAGATTCAACATACTTTCCAGACAGTGAAGTGAATTGAGTGTGTACAACACAATGAGGGAAAACCAGGAAGATTTCTTGATCTTCCACTACGTCTTCAAGAGTTAAAGGCTTAGTAAACGTAATACCAGCCAATTCCATGGTTTCAACCTTGATGCAGAACTCATAGCCTGGCATTGCAAAGATAGTAGCTGGGAAACGATCCAGATCATCGAAATCCATTAACTCCCCAACGGCGCGGCACATAATGTTTCGGCCAGCCATCATTGCTTCAAAAGCTTCTTTGCTATTTAAAATTTTCATACGTTCACCATTTCTTTCGCTAATTGTTCAATTTCTTGTTGTACGGCTGTCAATTTGTTGGCTTCGATTTGATTCAGCGCATCAATACCTAAATACTCACATACAGTTTTGGCATCTAAACCACGTTCATCGATAAAGGCTTGAAGCTCGGCCAATTGCTGGTCATCGATACCAAAGAACTCCTCCGGATCTACCCAAGCATTACGTTGTTTGTCGAACTTGCATTTAAGTTCCATTGCTCTACGAACCAGTTCAACACGCATATTTTTGTAATACTGGTGCTTATCATCAATAGATTCGGTGAGCTGATTTAAATCGCTGGCATACTGAGCTTCGGTACAGCTTTGAGTCCAGTTGTCTAAATCTTCCTGAGCCTTCATCGTTGCCAACTGTTCAGGTGTCATGGTATTGATGTGATCCTTAGCCTGCTTAATCAGGTCAGCTAAGAATGAGGGATTAGCTTTTAAATCAGGTACCCATACCTCACCAGTTTCACCACCCAAACCACCTGCATTTTTGGCATGGTGAGTAGGGCATGGTCTAAAGCTGATAACTCGCTCATGTTTACCTTCGCCTGTTTGCACAGTAGTCAGGTAACCCATTACATCTGCAATGCGATATAGCTCATTACGGTTCTTACCCCCAAGATCTGGTCGGTAAATTACTTGGTCACCATTCTGATCTTCTGAAGCATGAGCAATGAAAACTACATCTTTGCCTGAAGCAATCAGCGTATTCACATACTGCTTGAAAATGTTGTTGGCCAAGCCCTGTGCTTTGAGTTTCAAAGAGCCATCTTTCTGTTTATTGGTCGCATTCAGCATTAAATGAGTTTTGATGCTTTCAAGCATTGCACCAACGGTATCAATCACAATCGTCTTGAATGGTTCCAGATCCTGCATGGTCAGATTAGCGACATCGGCCCATTGATTGACCTGAACCACAGCACCGCGACGCAATTCACCAGTACGATGAGAACCTTTGTCAAAGTCGAAAGAAATAGCTTTTTCGCCGGTGAAACCAATAGAAGTTTTACCCAAGCCTGGATCTGCATACAGATACACGATGATGGCTTGGACAAGTAGCGGCTGATCCGCTGGAATAATATTAATCGCCATCTCAACGTGCTCCTGCAGAACGGTTATTACGCTTAAAGTTCTTATAGTCTTCCGATGCAAAGAAGCCAGTGCTCTCTAAAGCCTGGTGACGCTTATTCTTGCGCATAGCGACACGTGCATTTTCCAAACCATCTAAAATCCATTGTGGGGTAACAGATTTATCCATTTTCTTAAGTGAGCTATCAGGTTGAATGGAGTAGAGAAGTGTGTTGCAAAAATAATCAGCAATCGTCCCTGAGCTTTTGACACGTAAAGCGAAATAGCTCACACGATTTTTGCCCACTCGATAGATTTCAAGGCCTTCAAATGTCTTGATGTATTCAGAGAAATAGCGGTGGCTTGAAGTAGACTCCACCGGCATTGGAATCACAGGTAGCTCATCTGCTTTGAATTGCAGGAAACCAGTGTATAGATCTGCAAAATTAACTTGTGCTTGGTCATTAAGAGGAGACCAGTCATCAGAGCCGTATTCGCACCAGTAGACCAGTTGGCCATTCAAAAGCGCTTCAAAAATTTGATCAGCAGATTTAAGAATCATGACTGCACCTCCACCAGACGGTGCTTCATGATGTGGCCGGCGATCATCGCATTGATTTCGCGGTGATCTTGATAATCAGTGAAATCGTTGTATGGATTGCCATTAGCATCGAATACCTTGATTTCACCCAGTTCTACTACTTCAACATTGGTGAATTCGGAACCAGGTACGCCGTAATCGTCCAAGTGTGCTTCAACTTCAAATGAAGTGATTTCTAAACGAAACCCATCTAGGTTTACGACTGCTTCACCGCTTAGATCGTCAACCATCTTTAAAGCTACGATGCCATATTCAGATTGAATGTTTTGAATTGGCGCTACTTGTTCAGTACCAAAGTCAGCAAGATGTGCAAACGCTAAAGCGCTTACAGTTAAGGCAGTAGTAACAAGAGTTACCTTGAAACTATTGTATGGAGTCAATTTTGCATTCATAATAATTTCACTCACAGGCTGGTTGTGGGTCAGGCCTCAGGTAGTTCGAGCTACGCTGGGGCTTTTTGTTGTCTATGAGATAAATATTACCTAAAAGGTAATTTAATGCAAGTAATAAATTATCTTTTTATTACCATAAAGATCATTTAATTATTGTTTTATGATTTAATAGACAAAAGAAAACCCATCAGAGGGATGGGTTGTTTGGAGTTTATAATAATGACTAGAGAAGAGTTTCGGGCTAGTTTGTATAAGGCTTTGATAGCTACAACTCAAAATCCTGTAGTAGTGCAAGAGCAAATTAAGATAGCTGAAGAGTTTGTATTCACTGGCATGCTAGTAAGCACTGAACGGTTAGATGCTATGGATCAGACCGTAAAAGGGGTTTGTGACAATACTCTCGTCGGTATTGAGATGCGCAAAAAGCGGCAAGACTTACTCCAAGCCGTCCTAAGTGATCCAATGCATCAACAACTCCGTGCCTATAAAAGCCAACTCCTAAACTATGCCGAGAATAATAAACGTGATCCAGTGAATGCATTATTCGAAGATTTATTCTCAATCTTGGAGATGAATCATTCTCTATAGTTATTCTCTGGGGTGTCATCTGCATCAGTGACCACAATAATCATATGTTTTTGCTGGTGACCTGATGATGAGTACATAAAATGACGAGCAATAACCTTGAAATGACCAAAATTTCCTCTTTTATCTATTGGGCTGCAAATCTCGATCATAATGCAATCGCCTTTAGATGGAATTGGTTCGCCTTGCTCTATCAGGTATCCAGCATCGGATAACGTTATATTGTCAGGCCTATCAGCACCCTTAGCTAAATACTGAAACTCAACTTTCATCTAATTCTCCACCCGATCCAAGAGCCGCTCGGGTATGCAGCTTTTTATTAATTAGTCTCAGGTGATTTGCTTAGGGCTTTATCCTGATACATTTTTTCATCTGCCTCTATGATAGCTGCTGATAGACCGTATGCTGGATTTCGCATTGCAAAACCAATTGCAGCACTAATGCCAGCTTTTGCAATAGCAGCTTGAATTCTGGTTGCAAGTTTATCTGCATTTTCTCTGCTGGTTTCAATACTGAGTACAGCAAACTCATCACCACCTAAACGAGCGATAATATCATTGCTCCGGACAGTGTTTTTGAGAGTTAAAGCCATTTTTTGAATGAGTTCATCACCTGCAGCATGCCCCAAAGTATCATTGGTGATTTTGAGGTCATTAAGATCAATCATAAGAATAACAACAGGGTGACCATATCGCTTGCAGCGCTTTTCTTCTAATTCAATTAACTGATCCCAAGCACGACGGTTAAAAAGACCAGTCATAGGATCGGACAATGCCTCTATTTCAAACTGTTCAGCTTTACGTATGTACTCAGCGGCTTTTAATTCAGCTTGAATATTATAGCTAAGCACTTGTGCTAGCAGCTCAAATAATGGAGCTTCCTCGACCAGATTTTTAGACTGAGGTTCAGGATCGATTGCACAGAGAGTGCCAAAAAGGGACCCATCTTCTTTATACAAAGGTTGGCCGATATAGGCTTTAATTGGGACTAAGTGATTTATAGGTGCGTCTACGTAAACTTGAATATCAGGTGAATAGGGGGCAATGCGGGGCGCATTATTTTGTACCATGTGTGAGCAGAAAGAATCTGCCCATCGAAATACTTGTCCTGGCTTAACGTTATAGCCATTATCTTCACTTAGTAACACGATCCAGTCATCACCTTCAGTACGGGTAATCATCCATAACTTAAATCCGAATCGTTGAGATAAGAACTTTAAAATAGCTTGACCCGCTTCCTCAAAGTTTTTGAAATTAATATTGTGCATAGGGAGAGAACCTATTTCCGTATAACCTGATAATTTATTCATATATCAACCAAACCATCTTGTTATCTCATAAGTTTATTGGAGGAAAGTAATTTATAAGAAATAGTTAAAGTTAAATTTGCAGTACTGTAACTAAAATTTATGAGAATTTCATCGGCAAAAAAGCTGATTCTTATAGTATAAAAATTAGCCTTTATTGTTTAAGTATAGTTATAAATATTTATAAATAAAACCAAGTATTTATATCGGGTATTTTAATGAATGGTAAAATAAAACCCACATGTAGTGGGCGAGCGAAAGTTTTTTGCTTTGTTATTACAGGTCTTGTGTTTAAAGGTGACCTCATCATTAAGATAAACGAAGTCTGTTTCAGAAATATTAAAACTATCAATCTCAATGATTTCTTATTTCAACACTGAACATCATCTTTTTCTTTATAAAATTTTAAAACTTTATTTAGATCTGATTTAAGTTCTTCAGGCGTATATTCTGGAGAAAGCTCTATAAGTGCTGGAACATACTCATTATGGTAAACAGCAGGGTAGTCCTTACAGATGAGTTGTTTGCGTAATTTCAGTGGAGTTTCAGGATCATCAAGCTGTTCCAGGAAATGGCCTATCTTTTGATTGGCTATTTCAAATTTGATGACATCCGCAGAATCTTTACCTGAAGGGATAGTCGTATCAGATTCTTCGGGTTGTTTTTGGCAGCTGGTGAGAGCTAAAGACAAGAGTAGGGTGATCAAAGTTATAGTTTTCATAGTTTGATTTTATAATTATTGGACTTTGAATTATAAGCGAGTTTGGGAAAAAGAAAACCTGCTAATGAAACCAGGCTTACCAAGCACCCATGAGCTCGAAGGCAGGGGTGCTTATTGTTGTTTGTGAGATAGAGGTAAGTTGGTTTACCACTTATGTCAAATGGTAATTTAGATTACTACTGTAGTAAGTATTCATTATCATTCAAATATATTAAATTAATATTATCAAAATCAATTAGTTGGGATTCTTTGAAATTTTCAAAACTGGTAGTAAAGATAGCTTGACCAGATTTACTAAAGGTATTCGAGGTGGTTTGAATTAAATCATATAAACTTTTTTCTTTGGCTTCATGTTGTCTCGGTTCGTCAAAAACAACAAATCCGCAGTGATTTATCTTTTCTGTTTGGTCTTGAGCTAACTCTAAAAGGGCTAGAGTATAGGCCCAAATAACACGGATATAATCACTTGCAGATGTTTCAGCAATAATATCATAACCATTTTGCTCTGGTCTGTATGTTGTGTGCGAGATAGTTATTTGATTGGTAGATGATTCGGAAAAGCCAAATAGCTTTAGATTTTTTTGCATAATATCTTGTAGTTTACATAAAATACTTTCTGATCGACCACCTTGAGATTGTTCGATTACTTTTGCTAAAGCATTATTAGTGTTTTTCCAATTTAATTGCGTTTTTCTAAGACTTTCTTCAAGGTTATCGATTTTGTCTAAGAAAATATTGATTTCATTTAGTTTTTGTTCTTTTTCTATTTTTTTTCTAATTTGAAATCGCATTTCACTATGTGAAGCGCTAGAATCGGATTCTAAATTGAATAATTTTTGTTGATTTGCTTTTAAATTAAACCCCAATTTAATTATAGAGTTCTCTAACTCGGATAGCTCATTAACATGCTTATCTTTTATGTTTTTAAAGAAGATCCATTGTTCATTAAGAAACTTAATATTCTCCTCTAATGACATTGGTCTAGATTGAGAATTATGGTCTATGTGCAAATTATCATTCAATTTTGAATTACAAATAGGACAGTTTTCAATCTTGAGGTCTGAAATATTTTCAGAGCCAAGATCAGAAAGAAGCTTTAATTGTTTATATTTTTGTAGATCTGAATGTATGATTCCAATTTTCTTTTCAAGATCATAAATGACAACTTGAAATTGTTGTTTTTTATTTTCCAAATTGGATAAATCGTCACTTTGTTTGATTGTAATTGATTTTAATGTATTAATTTCTTCATCAAAATTTATAATATCTAAGCTTGACTCAAGCTCATTTAACTCGTTAATCAAGCTTATTTTAAAGCTATGAATACTGATATCTGCATCAATATCTGATATGTGAAATTCTAAAGGAAAATTTTGGTTTCCTATTTTATTCAATCCTTTGAATTTTATATTAGATATTTCACATAAATTTAAAATATTCTTGTCGATAAAATCCCATTGTTGTATAAGATTATCTATAGTTTGTCTGTAATAATTGATTTTATTTTCATTTTCAAAATCTGATATATCTAAAACATATTCTAGAGCTGTACGTTTAACATTTTTTATCCCATATACATTAGGTACATTAGCTTGAATTTCAGACCAGCCACGCTTTTGCTCAATAAAAAATAGAGGAAAAATGGTTTGAAGATATAACTTTGTTTTTCCACCAGATAAATTCGGAACAAATGGTAAGTCCCATAACATAAATTTTTCTAACCAATTATGGAAGCCAAATTCTGATTTTGATGAGCCTAATGTCCCATAATGGTCAAGGAAATAGTCGTGACTTTTTCCTTCCTCATCTATTACAGTGATATATTTATTATCACCTTTAATATATCTTTTTAAATGAACCTGCTGATTAGAACTATTGTTTATTGAAAGCTCAACATAAGAATTAGAAACATTGTATACATTACCATTTTCTTTTGAATCTAAAATATATTCATACAGCGATTTAGGGAATGGTTTGGCTTTTAATGGGCCAAGTATTGATTCCAGTCCTAAAATATAAGCAATGGCATTAACACATGTTGATTTACCAGATGTGTTTTCTGCCCGTATTACATTTAGACCACTAGAAAATGGGATGTTAGTAGAAAATACTTTTTGTTCGAAGGTGTTAACTGTGATTTTTAAGCGAATTATTTCTAGAGCTAACATTAAATTTTACCTATAATCTTATCAACTAATTTTTTGGTGATGTGAAATCCAAAATTACTCATAAATTCAATTTCATTTTTAAATAGATCATTAGCTACTATTAATTTAAATAACTGGATCGATTTTTTTGTAATTAATAGTTTTTCATTTTTTTTATCAAACATTAATAAATTTTTGCTAAAAGCCAGCTCAATAGCAACATAGTTGGCTTGATCAGATGATATAAATGGTATAGGAGCATTATTTTCTATTAAAAATTTTTCAAATAAACTTCGATTTTGATGTTTAATTGTCATCCATAAAAGAATATTTAACTTTTTAATATCAAGAGGTTTTTTCTTAAGGTTCATAATATTGCTAATAATAACTATAAGACTAATACGCCATAAAGGTCTCATCTCTATTGCTAATGGATATGGCTTATTTCTAAATGAAATTTTTACTTTATTATTCATAGATAAAATCCATATTGCATTCTGCAATCCATTTAGAAATAAATCCATAGGATAGTTGGTTTAAATTTATTCTTGAGAAAACTTCATTGAACATAATTTGAATTTCTTGTTCATTTTGTGTTTTAACAACTTTAATAAATTCTACGTTTGGTTCTAAACCATCGATTTCAATTAAATCTTGCATTTTTTCTAATAGCATTCTACCGCACTCCTCAACTCGGTAGTAAGTGTCTGGATGATAATTTCTTAGTTCATCTAGAAAGCTTTGCATACTAAGATACTTTGAAGTCATATTCTTTGAAAATTTTTCTGGCGTATTTGAAATTATTTTAGATTTTCTCTGTATGTTTAAATCCAATTCTGTTTGTTGAAAGTTAAAAATATCTGTTGTTTCTGGATTCTTAACTGAAATATGAATTTCAGAATTTTGATACTTTAATGCGTGTATAAATGCTTTACTATAATATTGGGGAGTTTCAACTTTAACATCAAACTTACTGTTATCTATAAATGTTAAGTTTTTTGAGATAGTATTTTTTTTATACTTGTTACAATAATTTAGAAGATCTTTACTTCGTATTTCAGGAATTAATAAAACCCATTGGTGAACCTTAATTCCATCTAACCACGTTGCAATTGTATCTTCATAGGTTGATAATTTTTTTAAATCATCTCTTATTTTGTCTTGTACATGAGTTTTGAATTCAGACATTGAAAACTGTGGGTTCGGAAAATAGCATTGATAAATACTTCCTTCTTTTGTAAAAAACTCAATTCCGCAATCTCCACTATCTAAAGATGGTACGCTTGTAAAATACCTTGGAGTAAAGTGATTTCTAATTACGATTTCACAAAAATCTTCCCATTTCTTACCATCAAATTCAGAAAAATATTCCATAATTTATTAAAGACCTAACTAAAAATCCTTATACAACCCCAATACCCACCAAGCCGCCTATAACGGCTTTTAGTCACCTGCGACTTACTTTCTTTTTAAACATCCCTATACAACCCAACCACTTTCCCTACCAGCTTACAGCCATCTACCAATGGCATAGTTTTTTCTGGCCAGTCAGGATTCAGCGGTTGCAAATACATACTCCCGCTTTCAACGATTAATTTTTTAAATGTCGCCTCTGCTTCACCTTCACAAGACATAATCACTAAATCACCAGTCTTTAATTCATCTGGCTGGAAGTCTGGATTCACATAAATCTTATCGCCTGGACGGAAGTCAGGGAGCATAGACTCACCGACCACTTCAAGGCCGTAGCCATTCTTTCCACATTTAGGGTTAGGAGGTAGCCACTCATCAAACTGTGTACCTTCAGGTACTGAATCTACAGTTGTCCATGTTCCAGCTTGGACCCATGAAATGACAGGAATTAAGCGGCCAGCAAGTGGTATGGGGGCGGAGACATTCTGTTCAAGAGTTACAGTTTCACTAGGAAGTTTATGAGGAATATCTAACCAACCATGAGGTTTTTCAAAAGCTTCTTCAATTTCACGAGCAACTTTATTTCCAATTCCCTTGATGGGGTTAGTACCAGCAAATTGACTAGTTTGAGACTGTCCTTTTCCAATTTTTTCAGCAAAATTCGATACACCACCCGCCATCTCGACAAGATATCTAGTGTTCTGATAACGAATAGTTTTGCTGTCCATAATTACTGCCCATTTATAAAGTTTTTATCACCAAATAAGTGATTTTTTTACTTTTATTAAGTTTACGGTTATCACCTAAAAGGTAAACAAGAAAAAAGGTTGTATTTGCATTACCTAAAAGGTAATATTTAAGATAATTCGAGAGGAATTATCTATGAAATTTAGAGAATATATTCAGCAATTAAGCCCAGATGAGCTTGAAATATATGCCAAAAATGCAGGAACTACGGTTAGTTATATAAAGACCCATCTTTATTATGGTTATAAAGAGCCACGTAAGAGCTTGCGTAAAGCTTTGGCTCAGGCCAGTAACGGAAAGGTAAATGAAATAGAGGTTCTTCAACATTTTGGGTTGTATCCAGCAAATCCTATAAAACACCTTAATGGTAATAAGACAGCAGTTTAATAAATACGTTCGAAGGCACATCAAATGAACATAACAGATGCAGCGTACAACACAGTTCGCGATTATCCAGGTGGTTCGGCTTCTTTAGCACCACGCATGGGGATTAAAAGTCCAGCAGTACTTAACAGCAAGATCAACCCAAATACTGAAACTCATCATTTAACACTTGCTGAGGCTTCTAAATTGATGGCTTTAACAGGTGACTTTCGTATTTTGCAAGCACTGGCTGCAGAGCACGAAAAGGTTGCGATTGATTTACCGCAAATCCCAGAAAGCCGAGATATGGCTCTTACCGATAAAGTTTTATGTGTTGGCATGCGTGGCGGAGATGTAATGAGTACCTTTCGTGAAATTATGGCTGACGGCCGTATTACATCAAGTGAGGTGCAAGATATGTCAAAAGTAATTCACCAAATGCATGTTGTTTTGGCTGAGCTAGATAAACAAATCCAAGCTTGTATCAATACAACAGAAACAAAAAAAGCCTGAGGTCAGAACTCAGGCTTTTAATTCAAATTCGATCGGAGAAAAGATTTGAACATGAAATCAAATTTAGCACAGTATCAATGCATTGACAAATCTAAGGATCTTTCAGAGCAACCTGATGAAAATGCATTAATCCAGAAAATTGAAAAACGTGAGTTTGACCTAGGCTTGGCACCAGATGATGCATATGTCAAAGGGGTAGATTTCTTTGTAGCAATTGACGGGCTTGTAGATGAGTTATACGGGGAGGATGCTCACAATGAATAGTCTTTTTCCAACCCAGACAGAATATAGAGAGCAACAGCATATTCAGTCATTTTATGAACCTTCACTTCATATTTTGCTTGAGCTCTATGAACAAAAGAAACTCAGTCTGCGTAAGAAAGGGTATGACGAAAACAACGCTGCAGTAACCAAGGTGGAACTTTCACAGCTTATGGCCAGACGCTTTCGAATCACCATCTATTACGCCAACCAGATTATTACGAGTCTGATCAAATCAAATTCGATTGAAACCTTTGGTGGATATGTAAAACCACTGAAGGATAGTAACACCAACCGGGACGGGAATTAATATGAGCTTAGATGCTACAAACTGGGCTTGGAGAGTGGAATTGAGTGAAAAGAAAGGAGGCTGCCGTATGCCTCTGAAACGCCTCATTCTGCTCTCATTAGCCGATCGTGCCGGTGAAGACCATTGCTGCTACCCAAGTATGCAACGCCTTGAGAAGGATACCGGTCTTGAGCGTAAAACCGTACTTAAGATTATTGCAGAGCTTCTGGAAGATCACCTGATCTCAGACACCGGTGAACGAAAAGGTTCGACTAAGCGTGTAAAAGTTTATCGATTAAATGGCGTAAATGGCCGGGAAACGATGCCAAAAACGGAACAATTACAGGAAAAAAATTTATCTGAAATAGTACCGGAAACGGAACAGTACCAAAAACGGAATGATTCCGTTAACGGGACTTTGAATAGTGCCAATAACGGGACTTTGAATAGTGCCGTTAACGGGACACAGAATCTCCCAATGAATCTCCCATTAGAATCTAAAAATAAAAAAGGGTGGCTTTGCCTCAAAAGACTTCGTGAAGAAATTTTTCTGGCTGATCCCGATTTGGATTTTGAAATTCTCATAAACGCAACTTGGGGTGAACGTGAAAAACGTGCATTTGAAATTTACAACGCTGGAAAGAATCTCTGTGATGAACTGATGAATTTCCATTTTGCAGACTGGTTAATCAACGCATATCGCACCAAGTACTCAAATTCGAATGGCCATCAGAAATCAAATGCTCCTGCAGAACCAAAACACCTGACTGAAAAACAGATTCAAACCTTTGCTCAAAAACTCGCTAACCATCCAGGGTTTGCTGGCAAGTACGCCGAACCAGGGGAATCTTATGAAAAGCTCGCTGCTCGCATTGCAGTAAAACTTGAGAAACCTGAACAAGCCAAGAAATGGGAAAGCTACCTGAAGCAGGTTGGATTTAGCGGTGTGTTGAAAGGAGATGCAGCTTGACTGAAGCAGATCGAACCTACATGCATTTGATGATCTTTAAAATCATGTCTTCACACAAAGGCCGTATCTCTATCAAACAAATTCATACTGCGATTGAACCCAATATGGGAATTTCAATCCGAAGCCTGCAGCGTTATCTAAATGGGTTGGCTGAATGGGGATTAGTGGCCAAGGACGGAGAAATACCACAGGGATTTACGTTAACCGAAACAGCCAAATTATTATTTTTAGATTTAGCAAAAGGAATTGAGCATTGAGAGCTTATTCACTTGCTGAATACAAAAAAATGGTTAAAGCCACCAGACCGAAAGGGCGCTCTATACGCCCTAAGGTTAAAGGCGAAAAAGTACCAAATGAGTTTGAAGCAAAGCTGGCCAGAGAATTAAAAGCATTAAAAATCGATTTTGAGCAGGAGTTTTATTTTCATCCTGATCGTAAATGGAGAGCTGATTTTCATTTAATAGGCAAAAAGATATTGGTAGAGGTTGAGGGTGGGATCTGGAGTGGTGGGCGTCATACAAGAGGGAAGGGGTATATCGGTGACATAGAAAAATATAACGCAGCAACGATGATGGGTTATCAGGTAATACGGTTTAGTACAGATCAAGTGAAGTCAGGTCATGCGATCCAGCAGATAGAGAAGATGGTGGGGATTTAGGATGAATGCAGCAGTAACGATTATGCAAACAACGGATTGGTCTAAATTCAGTTTTGAGAACTGGCTTCGTCAGTTTGGGGCTTGGATAAATGGTGATAGTGAAACAATGGTGATGGTGGTAAAGACTATGCCGACCAAACGAATTACCCAAGAACAGCGTGAACAATTGCTTGCGATGTACATGAATGATGAAAAACTTAAAGATCGCTTATGTGTACAGCGCCGTGGCACATGCTGTCAGATCGACAATAATGAAGCACGTGCAATTCATAAATTGATCTTAGATATCCAAGCCATCAATGATGAAATTGTCCAAGAGTGGGTATCTGCACTTTGGTCACATTACGTGATGGGGAATTCATTACGTGACATTGCAGAAAATTATGACACATCAGTTTTACAAATACGTCAGGATATTAAATGCGGTTTAGCATTTATTAAATCTAGATATCCTCGATTTAAGATTGATATTTTCGAGAAAAAGACTGAAAAATCCGCTTGAATGTGCGCACGGGGTATGGCATATTTCTGTTATAGTGATCAAAGTGTACGTTAAAGCACTAGATTGATTTAAAAGCTCGCCAAATGGTGGGCTTTTTTATTACCTAAAATAAAGTGCCTGGGGTCTGAAGCATAAGACATCATATTTTTAGTGTGATTAATTTTGGTTCAAATCTTGATGGACGTGCAGATTAAACAGGTTCGGCTATTAAATGATCTTTATGGCTAAATGATGATCAAGTTATTAATAAATATAACTTAATTATTACGTGTTAAAACATTCTGCATATATTTCTTATACTTATCTTCCATTCCTGAATGATATCTTGTTTTCATTCTTAGAACTTTACGAAAACAAATAAAAGATGATTTAAATCCTGCCTGTTTAGCCCTCCAGCTAAGCAGGTTTTTTATTTGAAAGTAAAAGTTAATAATATGGTCTTGTATATAATATTTTAAAGTATATAATTCAGCCCAGATTCTATCGCTGTAGTTTCTTTTTCAAGTTTCTGCCTCCTTTTCCCCATAAAGGAGGTATTTTTTTGTCTGGAGTAAAGTATGCTCCGATTCATATTCTGCTTATTTGGCCTTCATGGTGTGACCGAGATCGATTACACGATTGATGATGAAGAAATCAAAGTGTGTCGAGATTGTTTGAAAGAACTGAAATAGTCCATCTATAACTATTTCCATTCAGGTTTAGTAGTTTGTAATTTAATGTCACGTGATGTATACGATAATTTGTTAAAGTGTCTTAAATGAATGAAAAGCTAAAGAGTCTTATTTATGAAATCACAACTTATTGCAGCGCTCTTGTGTTTATATCCATTAGGATCTGCATATGCAACTGAATGCTTTATCGCAACAAGAAATGATGTGCCTGGTGATCTAAATGATATGATTCATAAGAATAAGTATGATTTTAGAGGGTATGCACTTACCTGCAATTATTTAAAAACCATGAATGCTGGTATTGAGGTGGCTAGTACAACTTTTACTCATGATGGTGGTGGGATTGCAACTACAGCACTAAATATTAGACTCTTTGATCTTAAATTAGCTCAAGAGACAGGAAAGTTTTTATATTCCACGTCATCAACTAATGCAGTATGGACAGGACCAGGATCGGAATTAAACTCACAAATTGAAGCAATTAATAAGGTATTTGGCAGTATTAACGTAAATATAGTTAGTTTAGAAAGACAACGAAAATTATTTGGCATCAAGCAATATTAAAAACAGTATCAGCTTATATACAATTTGGTCCTGTACTAATAGATTTAAGTCACTTAATAGCCGGACGTATTACGGCAAACAAAGCCCCCCTCGCATTATAGATGTTGAGGGGTTTTTCTTTTCTTATTGGTGGTATCCATGACAGACAAAGTACAATCTAAACAAGACTTAGAATTTTGCAGTGCTGAGCTGTCTAAGTATCAGAATCTCAGCCGTTCTGGCCTTAAGCGTCATCAAATGATTGCGATTGATGAAATCATGATTGAACTTAAACAACGAATCCAAAATCTTAGAAAGATGTTGCAATAAAATGAATATCTAGAATACTAAAATTATTCTTATTTATTATTGTTTTAGATACTAATTAGTTTTATAACTATCATTAGATATGAAGCCAAGGTATTTCCTGATGACTAGGATTGAAATCTTAATAGCTTTATTATTGACCATAGCAATTATTAGCTCAACTATCTATCTCATAGGGCAAACATATACATGAAACCTCCTCCAGGAGGTTTTTTTAATGGGTGACTTTTATGGATGAAAAGGCTTATAAGCTGTTTACCCAAAAAAACCCGCCAAAAAAGAAACCTCGTACCAGACCATTACCCAAGGCCGGTGAAAAATACCTAGAAGCATTTGAGCGATTCAAAGAAATCCTTGAACGGATGGAAATTAAATACGAAGAATATTTCCATTTTAAAAGCACTAAACATTGGCGTTTTGATCTACACCTTATTGAATATCGATACCTGATTGAAATCGCCGGTGGTCCCTGGTCTGGTGGACGTAAAGGTAAGCTGGCTACCAAAGCTTGGAGTATTGATCGATATGATCATGCTGAAGAAATGGGTTATCGCTATCACCGTTTTGAAATCAGTGATATCAACATGGGCCGAGCTACGGCGTGGCTGAGAAAATTAAAGGCATCACATGGAACAGTTCAGACCATTCCCGCCGTCGACTCTGATTGATCAGGCCGAGGAAGAGGAAGCTATTCGCTTGGCACCTGCACCAGAACTTAAAGAATGGGTCGTAAATAACTGGCTTACTTTAGGTGGTGAATTACATAACCCGGATCATGACCATATAGCTGAGCTCCTTCACGACAATGAAGAGTTTCTTGCATTCGCCTGGGCATCATCTGCCGCCGTAGCGAAAAAGCGTATGGTATTAGGTCAATGTGAAAAGGTCATGTTTAACCAAGGTGGCTGGAAGAAAGCACGTCAAGAACAGCAAATGCGTGATTGGTACGGCTTTGTACCTCAGTACCTGATCACTGTGGATGCTGCATTCTGTGAACAGGCTTCAGATCGTGAATTCTGCCGGTTGATTGAGCATGAGCTATATCACATCGGAGTTGAACGGGATGAAGATGGGGAAATCATTTATAGCGATATGACCGGACTGCCTAAGCATTACCTGGCTGGCCATGATGTTGAAGTGTTCTTTGGCGAGACTAAACGATGGGGTGCTGATGAGTCTGTTAAAAGACTTCTAGAAATTGCCAAGAATGCGCCGTTTGTATCTGAAACGAATATTGCAGCATGTTGTGGGAACTGTGTGATTAATTAAAATGGGATCAGATTTTAGCTTTACTTTATTTCATTTTTTTGTAGATTTGATCTAAAGGAGGGCGCGTATGGCTACATATAAACAAATTCAAGAATTCCTTACTGAAAAACATGGGCGTACTTTTAAAAGTTGCTGGATAGCAGATATTAAAAATCAGCATGGTTTAACTAAAAGGCAAGCACCTAATAGGTATGATCCAGATAACCGTGTTCATCCTTGTCCTGAAGAACATAAGGGTAAGGTTGAAGAAGCATTGAGGCATTTTGAAATGATTTAAAAAAGCTCCCCGATTAAAGGGGATTTTTTTTGCCTACTTTGCATGACGTAGCATGACAAAAGGGGGATTTATGGCAGCACTTAAAGAGCCTGTAAAAATATTTATCGTTCAAGCTCTTGCATGCCGTGATACCCCTCAACAAGTTGCGGAGTTGGTCAAGCAAGAGTTCAATATTGAAATTGATCGCCGTCAGTGTGAAAACTATGACCCGACTAAATATGCAGGTCGCAATCTCGGGAAAAAACTTGCAGATCTATTCAACCAGACTCGTAAGAAATTTGATGAAGGTTTGATAGATATTCCAATTGCTAGTAAGTATTACCGGCTTAAGCAATATCAGAAGCAACTTGAAAAAACCAAGAATGCAAAATTAGCACTCAAGATTCTTGAACAGGCTGCTAAAGATGTAGGTGGTCAATTCACTAACCGACAAGAAATTACCGGTAAGGACGGCGAAGCATTACAAACAACAGTTGTGCACGCTACCCAAGACCAAGTTGAAGCTGCTGTAAAGAAGGCCCAAGAGGAATACTAAATGGATCTGCAAACACAGGTTGAAAAGAAGCTGTGTGAAGATGAGCATTTATATTTCACCCGGCGATTCTTTAAACCCCGTATGGGTTTTAAATTTACGGTGAACTGGCACCATGTTTATATCTCATGGATTATTGATCAGGTGATAGCTGGTGAGATTGCGAACGTCGTTATCAATGTCCCACCAGGAGCCGGTAAAACTGAGCTAACAACCAATTTAATCCCACGTGGTTTGGCTTTAAATGCCAGGTCACGATTTCTATATCTGTCCTTCTCTCAGTCACTGGTTGAAGGTGTTTCGGATACGGCGCGTGACATCGTGAAGTCCAAAGACTATCGCCAAATGTGGGATTTAACCGTCTCTAACAGCACCGACTCCAAGAAAGAATGGAAAATTACGGTAGAGGACTATGATGTTGGTCATGTGTATGTAGCTTCCATGGGTGGGCAGGTCACAGGACGGCGGGCAGGAACGCTGGCGGATGATGGCTTTACTGGCTGTATCATCATCGATGACCCATTAAAGCCTGAGGATGCTTTTAGTAAGATCAAGCGAGATGCGGCAAACCGTAAGCTATTGAACACGGTGAACTCCCGTAAAGCGAAGTCGGATACGCCGATTATCATGATCATGCAGCGTCTTCACACTGAGGATCCAACCAATTTCGTCATGACAGGAAATCTACCCGGTGAATGGACCCAGATATCCATTCCGGCACTGATTGATGATAAGTACATTGCAACTTTGCCAGAGCATATTCAAAAGCTGGTACCGCGAGATGCCGAGCGTGATGAGCAAGGTCGCCAAAGCTACTGGCCCAAGAAAGAATCACTTCAATCCTTACTGCAGTTAGAAAAGGGCGGTAAGGATAAAGAGGGCGCAACGATATCCCGCTATACATTCTCAAGTCAGTACATGCAGCAGCCTAAGAAGCTGGGTGGTGATCTGATCAAGTCTGAATGGTTTGGATTCTACCAGGATATTCCAGAGCTACAGTGGCGCGCCGTCCTTGTTGATACGGCGCAAAAAACCAAAGAGCACAATGACTACTCTGTATTCCTACTGGTAGGTATGGGGATAGATGGCAAGCTGTACTTGCTGGATCTCTTGCGTGGCAAATGGGAAGCACCGGAACTAAACCGCCAGGCTAAAGCATTCCTAGATAAGCACAAGGAATATACCTGGCATACAAAGCCTATTCGCTACATGAAAGTAGAGGATAAAGCTTCTGGTACCCAGCTGATCCAAACACTTGGGACTTATTCAGGTGTTGCTGTGATACCGGTCCAGCGTAATACAGACAAGCTTTCCCGTTTTATGGATGTGCAGGTCCATCTTGAAGCGAATTACAAAGACAAGCCTGAAGATCGTTTTGTGATGGTACCTAAAGATGCGCACTGGGTTGGTGAATTCTTTGAAGAGTGTGAAGCATTTAATGCGGCATTTACTCATGATCATGATGACCAGGTAGATACTCTTATTGATGCAATTGAAGATGCGGTAATCGCGATTAATTACAGCCCTCCGGCTGCGTAAGGTTGAGTTATGTCTAAGAAAAGAAAAAAGCCTGAGAACGCAAAGCCTGAATCAGGCGCCTTATACTCTCATGAGGCAGAGCAGGCCTTAATCAGTTATCTGACCAAAATGCCGGATGGTGATGAGGTTCTTCGTAAGGCCGGGGTCACTCGACCACGGTTAAAAGTCATGATGTATGACGATGAGATTTATCAGGCAATTGAAAAACGCCAGGATAAACTCGAAAGTGCGCCGTGGCGAATAGAACCGATAGATCGACCGGAATCTAAAATTATCATGGAGCATTTGCGCGAATGGTGGTCTGAGATTCTGTTGGGTACCCAGAATGCCCGCTGGTATGGGTATTCAGTTTTAGAAGCCATTTACAGCAAACCAGAAGAACCAAGCCTACATATTGAAGGCGACACTATCACGCCGTTTATTGGTTTCAAATGGATTGGTGAAAAACCAATGCAGTGGTATGAGCCTAAGAATGATGGCCGCTTGATGTTGCTGGCCAATTACAACACGACTCGACAGGATCAAGAGGTAGACCAGCGTTTCAAGCACTTCCTGACACGCTGTAAATCTACTTATGAAAATCCATTAGGCGAGGCTTTATTAAGTCGACTGTACTGGGTCTGGTTCTTTAAAACATCTGGCTTTAAGTTTTGGGCCAAGTTTGTTGAAAAGTTTGGCTTGCCGATGCTAGTAGGTAAAACTGCCGGGAAAACCACTGATATGCGTGACGCGTTGCTTAGAGCACATGCAAGTTCAGTGATTGCATTGAGTGGTACAGATTCGGTTGAAATCCAAACTGCTAATACCAACGGCAATGCCTCACAGACGTTTGAAACCTTTGATAAGAATCTGGAACGCCGTATTCAAAAGGTGATTCTGGGTCAGACTTTGACATCTGGTACCGATGGCTCAGGTTCTCGTGCTTTGGGTGATGTGCATCTTGAGGTTCAAAACTCAAAGTATAAAGCCGATGTCCGGATGATCATGCCAACGATCCAAGCCATTATTAATGCGCTATGCGATATCAATGGCTGGGAACGACACCGGGTCATCATTGGTGAAGAGAAGTCATTGGAAGAACCTAAAGCGGATCGTGACGTGAAGTTAAAGAATGCTGGTGCAGTCTTAACACCGCAATACTTCAAGCGCGAGTACGGGCTTGAAGATGGTGATGTAATTGAACAGAACCAGATTGGCTTCAATCAATTTACCGCTTTACCACGCCAAGCATTCAACTTTAAAGCATCTGCAAATAAGCTTTCACCTGAGCAAAAGGAAGTGGAAGAGCTGACTGATGGCCAGGATGAATTGCAGCTATTGAAACCGGATCAGGTCAAGGAATTGGTGTTCAAGTCTGATGGTCCAGAAAGCTTGGCTTATAACTTAATGCAATTAATACCTGATGCAACTCAAACCCAGTTCACGGCTAATCTGGATCAAGCATTATATGCTGCAGATGTGTTGGGGTATGTGACGGCTCAAAACGGGAAGTAAGTTATGCAACCAGTCACGTTTCTTGAGGCGCTTCGGTACGCTCACAGCAAAAAGATCGTGTTACCTGATGAGTTCTATTCAATGGATCTAAAGACCCGGCAGATGGCAACTACGGTTAGCTTTCTATCGAGTCTTGAGCAGGTTGAGACAGTCATTAAGGCTGTGAATAAATCCATTGCCGACGGCGGTACCTTTAAAGATTTTCAGAAACTCATTGAAGAATCTGAAATCATTCTGCCAAAGCATTACCTGGACAATGTATTTCGTACCAATATCCAGAGTGCTTATGGTCATGGCCGGTGGCAACAACAGCAACGGAACAAGGCTAAACGACCTTATCTGATGTATTCGGCTATCAATGATAGTCGGGTGCGTCCGAGTCATTTGGCTTTGAATCGTATTGTTCGTCCGATTGATGATCCATTCTGGCTAACACATTATCCTCCAACGGGTTTCCGCTGTAGATGCACATGTCTGGCTTTAACCGAGAAGCAGGCATTGAAGTACGGCATTACACCTGATGACCAGTTGCCTGAGATAGCAGAGGCTTTAGACTGGAGTTCTCATCCACTACAGTTTGGTGAGCTTGAATCACTGGTTGATAAAAAGATCAGTGCTTCAAGTTTGGATAAGGAATATCTCCTCGAGCAGAAAGAACTTATAAGAGCTGAATGGACGGCGAGTAAAAGACTCACCAGTCTATTTGCTCCGATGGATGATAAGACTCGGGACCTATTCGACACGGTGGCCAATACGGTAATTCCACTAGATCCACGTATTAGACCAAGTGCGATTCGCACCTTTCTGGATTATGTACAAGGTAATGACTCAGCATTGACCACGTATTTAAATGCATCCACAGCTTCACTGGCAGACGATGTGCTGAAGCGATGGCTCACTACTGATATGGCAGCGATTCAAGCTGTGGCAAGCAATACAGCTTCAACTGTGGTCGGTGGTGCAACACTTCAACAAGTAGCGGCTTATCAAGTCGGGCAAACAGTTCAATTTAATGCGCCGTTACTGATGGCTGACACAGCTTCAGATATCGTGATTAAGATTGAGAATGCTAAAGGGTTGGGTATCGATCTGGATATGTTGAATGCCGGTAATGGTGTTTTATTTCCAATTGGACTGTCGTTTGAGGTTATTTCGATTGAAGCAGTTCAGAATCAGTTGATCTATACTTTAAAGCTTATTTTATAAGAGTGTTTTTATTTAAGGATCTGGAGCAGGCTATTTAAGTTGGCTATAAAATTTAGAAAATTGACCTGGTCTTATTTTATTGGATTTTTTTAATGTACAATTACTTCCATAATATTTGCTCTAGATCTAAATCTTTTTTCTTGTGCACTTTAAATAATAGTATGGCTGATATGGAAACAGTGAGTTTATGAAATATATTGCTTTTATTTTTTTGATAATATCTAGTTTTTCTTTTGCAAATACATCTTCTGAACGAGCTCAGGAGTATTTAGATCAAGTAGAAAAACAGAATAATTTCATTGGGACATATATGAATGCCTCACAGTCTTTCAGAAAAAAGAGAGAATATAGTTTACAAGAGCATCAGGATTATACTTGCAATCTAAAACTACTTTTTGGCCAGTTAATTGACATTCAGTCGAAATACCCTGAGTTAGATAAGTTTGCAGAATTTCATTCAATTAATAAACAAACGGAAGATCATTATCGTAATGTTGTTTCTACTTTAAATAGACTTAATGTTTCTTGCTCTGAAGAAATTGTTAATGTTCCTGTAGATACGTTTTAGAGTCACCTTTAAAAATTCTAAAAACCTAATTTACAAATCAATTTTATACCGTCCGAAAGGGCGGTTTTTTTATGGAGCATGAAAAATGCCTGAACTTAATCAGGAGCATTTGCGTTGTCAGTTTACGGCTGTAAATGTTCCGATCACTACAGTAGAAGATGGTGAAAAAAAGCGCCGTACGTTTGAAGCGGAAGTATATAGCGGTGGTCGCATCGACAATCACTATTACTGGGGCCGTGCAGGTGTAGTTATTGACCTCCAAGGATTGCAGCTAAAACCTAAAACAGGGCTTGTTGAAGAACACTTCGGCGGAAAGCGTGTCGGTGTAGCTACTTCATACGAAATCAACCAAACCTTTAAGGCGAAAGGTCATTTTCTTAGCAATGCAAAAGCTAAAGAAATCGTGCAAGACATTGATGAGGAATATCCATTTCAAATGTCTTGGTGGGCTGATCCCGAATCCATTGAAGAAATTGCACCAGGTAAAACAGTTGAAGTAAACGGTCAGCAATTTACTGGTCCATTACACGTATTCCGAAATGTGCGAGTGCATGAAATCACAATTTGCGGTGTAGGTGCAGATACTCAAACCACTATCGAAGCCTTCTCAGGCAAAGTCAATCCAAACCCAACCAAAGAGGACACAGACGTGACCGAATTAGAAAAAGCACAACAGGCCAAAGAGCAGGCAGAGCGTGAACGTGATGATGCCCTAGCTGAACTTAAGCAATTCAAAGCACAAAAGCGTGCTGATGAAATTGCAGCTTTAGAAACTGAGCTGAAAACACAGTTCAGTGCTGAAGATAAAACAGCTTATACCAATATGGATGATTCAGTTTTTAGCTTTACTGCCAAACAGCTTCGCCAATTTTCTGCAGGTAGCCAGCAGCCAACTACACCACAGACACAACAAACACCAAGTGTAAATCCAGCATTTGCTCACTTGTTCACTCATCAAGCCAATCCGGGGCAGGGTAACCAGTCTACTAACACTGATACTCACAAATTCACTTCTGGTGCACAAGCATTCGCAGAACAAAACAAGGGGAAATAATTCATGAGCCAGGTTATTCCAAAAATTACGGTCCAGTCTAAAAAGCTGGTCCTAGACAATGAAAAGTTACGACGTGCCAATGCCAAAGTAACTACCGCTACAGCCTATAAAAAAGGCGACTTACTTACACTTTCAGATGCGAATGTACTCACACACGCTACTGATGAAAAAACATGGGATGTGATTTGTGGTCAAGACGTTACGGCTGCAGAAGCCACAATCAAGGCCGCTGATGGAATCGAAATTCCGGTCTACTACGGCGGGGTTTTCAGTATTGAAGCTGTATCGCTTAATGGGACTTTGCTTGCTGCTGAAGAATATGATGCAGCGCGTGCCAAGGCAACTAAAAATAAAATCGAACTTTCTAAGGTGTAAACAACATGCCACAGTCTTTTGATATTGAAGGTGCTCCACTTGAACTTCTTGATGTGGGTGAACTCGCACTAATTCACTCGAATTACCGTCCGATGGATACCTGGCTTTTAGACAAGCTTTTCCCAAATCGCCCGTTATTCACCCGTGATGATGTGCCTTTGGCTGAAGTATCTGCCGAACATGATCTGGCACCACTGGTATCACCGCAACAGCCTGGTAAGCCATTTGATACCACGCAATCAGGTGAGGTTCGCCATGTAAAACCGGCTTACTACAAGCCAAAGAACCAAGTCACTCCGGCAGACACATTTGAAATTGCCTTGCTTGAGCGCTTACGTACTGCGGGTATCATCTCAACTGGTAACCAGCGATTGTCTGAGCAAGAGCAAATGATCATTGCTCAAATCTCGGTAATGAAGCGTAACCATGATGCGATTGATAACTCGGTCCTCATGATGGCAATTGATTTGCTAAAAAATGGTAAATACGCGCTTCACTCCGATGATTATGAATACAACCTGGTGGATTACCGTCGTGATGCATCTTTAACATTTACGCCGTTAACCAAGTGGAATGAAGTTGGTGCTAAACCAGTAACTGATATCCGCACTATGCTTGAACGTCAATTGGCTGCTGATGGTGGTGAAGCTAAGCTATCTGTTATGTCTGGCTTGGTTTGGGCGGCTCTCTGGAACAATGAAGAGTTTAAGAAAGAGTTCATCACGCCGTATGCCGGTATTTCTGTTCCAGTGAATCCAAGTTTTGGTGTTAAGGAATCAGCGACCTTCAAAGGTACTTTTGATGGAATCGAATTCTGGGTATATGACGCAACCTACCGCAACAAGGGCAAGGTGAATCGTTTTATTCCTAAGGATTACTTCTCTTTGATCTCTGATACTAATGGTTCAGTTGCTCACTGTAAGATTAAAAACATGTTGGCCAACGGCGTTGCTCAGCAATACTTTGACCGCCAGTGGTATTGTGAAGATCCAAGCGGCATCATGCTGATGACTGAATCTGCTCCACTGGTTGTGCCGTCTAACAAGAATGGTGTCGTCGGTGGTACTGGCTTTATCACCCTATAAGGAGCAAGACATGCCGAAGTACACAGCAAAACAATCCATCGGGCATTTTATGCCAGGTGATGAAATCAAAGGGCTTGAAGCTAAACAACTTCAGGCCCTTTTAGCATCTGGGGCTATTGAAGAGGCTAAGGCAAAAGAAGAGCCCGAGGTAGACAATATCGCTGCACGTTTGGCTGAGCTTGAAAAGGCTAACGCTGAGCTGAAGAAAGCTAACACTGATCTTGAAGCTGCGAAAACGAAGGCTGATCAAGAAGTTGCTGAGCTAAAGGCGAAAGTGGCTGAACTTGAAAAGGCAAAGTCTGCTACAAAAACTAAAGCAGATCCAAAGCCTGCTGACGAAACCAAATAGGTGATCTATGTATGCGACTGAAGCAGATTTGGTCGCACGATTTGGTGATGAGATTGAAAATCTGAAAACGATGCTTCCTTCTCAGTCCTCAGTAACTGATGCGATTCAAGATGCGACAGAGGAAATTAACGGTCACATCGGTGGTCGTTATCCTTTGCCGCTTCCCAATGTGCCGAGTAATTTAAAGCGTATGGCGTGTGATATTGCACGTTATCGTCTTTATTTTCAGCAACCAACAGAAGAAGTTCGACAGCGCTATGAGGATGCAATTGCATTCTTAAAGCGTGTGGCTGACAACAAAGCACATTTGCAGATCCAGTTGCCTGAAACAAACCAGATCGTGGATGACCAACCAAAGAATAAGCCATCAACGGTGCCAGTCGGTACTTCATATACCGGTGGTGTTTTTGGAGATTCTATCTTGGACCAGATGCCCAGTATGAAGTGAGGTGTTTATGCCTTTCGCAATAACCATTCAAGCCGATAGCTCACCTATTGAAGCAGTGCTTAAACAATTGGGTAACTTTGATTCGCTCAAGAGCCAGTTGTTTGATGAGATTGGTGCTGGACTGGTCAACAGTATTCAGCATCGGTTTCTAACTGGTACTGGTGTAGATGGTAACCCATGGAAAATTTCATGGAGAGCCAAGCTGCAAGGACGTGATGGTGTGGGCGTTGGTGAGACGCTGCGTGATACTGGCCGTCTGATGAATTCCTACACACACAATGTGCTTTCAAGTGGTGTGGAGGTGGGTACAGATGTGGCGTACGCACCTCATCTACATTACGGCGCAACCATCCTGCCTAAGAATGGTCAATACATTACCTTTGCAGTGGGTGGCCAATATCGGAAAGTTAAGCAGTCGATTCTACCGTCTCGTACTCAACTCGGTCTTGATGCTGAGGATGAGGTTATGGTTTTGGATATTGTTGGGAGTTTTATAGATGAGCACCTTCTTCGCAGTACGTGACGAGATTGCAGAAAAGCTGAAAGAGATTCCAGAGTTTAAGCAGATCTATACGCCGTTGAATTCAGTCAGTGTGACAGAGATGTCACAGATCACGCCGTCAGTACATGTCAATTTTGTCCGTATTGACAAGAAAGCCAGTGCGGGTCGTGGAAGTATCAATCAGATCGGCCAACAATGGGCGGTTACGGTGGCGTGTCGTAATGCTCAATCTCAGATGACCGATGGTAGGGTGGTAAGTGATGAGGCGGGGCTATTGACGGAGAAAGTAATTCAGTTACTTTCCGGCTGGCAGCCTCAAGCATCACGGACGGCACTGGATTTTATATCGGTTCGAGATGGATATAGTCCAGGCTTTGCATACATCACTATTATTTTTGAATCACAGAAATTCATTTAGGAGCCAATCATGGCGAAACAATACAAGGCAACGCAGCCCGTCGGTCGCTTTCAAAAGGGCGATGTCATTGGCGGGTTGGATGATACTCAAATTAAAAAATTACTGGCAGATGGTGTGATTCAGGAACTTCCTGAACCTAAAGCTGCTCCAGCCAAGAAAACCACAGGGGATGAAAAGTAATGGCTAAAGAATATATCTCGTTGCAGGGTAAATTCTATTTATCCAAGCTAACCAATGGTATTGCTGGCGCTATGCGTCATCTGGGCAACGTGCCTGATTTCGAGCTTGAGATTAGTGCAGACATTATTGAGCACCAGGAATCAACATCAGGTAATCGTACAACCGACTTCACAATGGTGAATACAACCTCTGTGAATTTCTCTGGAACACTTGAGGAAGTGGACAAAGACAATCTGGAGTACATTGTATCTGGTACAAATTCTGAAGTTGCAAGTAACACCATCACTGATGAGTCTCTAGGGACTGTGGTTGCTGGTCAGGAAATTCAATTAAAGGGTTATAACTTATCCCAAGTGTCTTTTAAGGATTCTGCTAGTGGCACACCAAAAATACTTACTGATGATCAGTACACCGTGGATGCTAAGTTTGGCACTGTGATTTTCCATGATGTAGCAGACCTCACGATGCCTATTCTGGCAACTTATACGACTGGCGCCGTAACACATACCACTTTGGCAAACAACTTCAATGAAGAATATGAATTGTTCTTTAAAGGGGTAAATACAGCAAATGGTAAGCACATGGCTGTGCGCTTATGGCGCACTAAAAAATCACCCGAAACCACTTTTCCATTAATTCATGAAGAATTGGGTCAGTATGAAATCTCTGGCCAGGCTTTATCGGATGTGACTAAAGAATCAGATCCAGCATTAGGCCTATATGGCCATGTTGTGACAATTCCAGCAGCCGTCTAACAAACACAGGCACAAAGAACTCCACGGCGCTATGCGTCTTTTTTTGTGCCTGCCTTATAGTAATAAGTCTTAAAACATTTAAGATGAAACTTAATAAATAGTAAAAAATAAAGATTATGTAATCTTTTGTTATTCTAATTTTCATCTGATGGGGATATAAAAGATATTCAGTTCATGTTAAGAATAAAACTGCTATGACTAAAATAGAAATATTTGTCTCCATCCTAGCCGTAATAATTATTTCTACTTTTATTTATCTTGTATGTCAGTAAGTTAGTAAGCTAAGAACCGCCTTTGGGGCGGTTTTTTGATAAGTGGAAGTTTCACCTGGCTATATAGGGTCAATTTTAAAAAGACTTAAAATAGTAAAACATAACTTTACAAATCCACTCTCCCTAGGCTTTAGATAAGATTGAAAATTAATGTAAAGTGTCGCCCTTAATACATGGGGATATTATGAAAAATTTAAGCTTATTCTTTTTTATTGTGATTTTAGCTGGGTGTGGACACAAGGAATCTAGTGGTCAGCATCTTGATTTAGAAACAAGCAAAAAGGAACAGCTTGAATTTGCAAAAGAAGCCACTAAAAAATTTATTCCTAATCCTGATTCAGCTAAGTTTCGCAATCAAGTCGGGGATTGTGGAGAAGTGAACTATATGCAAGAACCTAATAAGCAAAGTGGATATAAGCGTTTTATAGTAGTTGATAAAAATATCGCTTTAATTGAAGGCTGGGTAGAGCAAAATACATTTGAATTGTCTTGGAAGGCGACATGTGAGAAACGCTGGAATTAGTAAGCCGGATAAAATAAAGCCCTCAAACGAGGGCTTTATTTTATTCATCAGATGATTCTGATTTCTGATCTTTACCATCTCCATATTCTAGAGCCACTTGTTGTGCTTCTGCAGCAGCAGTGGCTTCTATAGGTGGTTCTGATGCAATAGCTGCAGTACCAGTAAACCCCATTAAAGCTAGGATTAGAGTCTTTGAATACTTTTCCATCTGAATTTCCTCTAGGTTTCTAAAACTTAAATTCAGTGTAGAGAATGATTCCAAACGCTAGTGTAGTGGCTATGTCGGGATATGTAAGATATTCAAGACTAGAGTTATGAGAATTAAGGTTTACGTAAGAATGCTTTTCTAGTGAAGTTTTTTGTTGAGTTGCTTAGAAATGTTTGAATACTTAAATAATAGCTATTCTTCAAAGAGAGTTTTCTTAATTTCCTCCACTTTGTAACTTCCAATACTTTTTTTGTAATATTATTGTTGTTAATTGTCTGCTTTGCGTATCATATGAATGATGAAAAGTGGAACTCCGAAAATGCTGTCCAAATCTGAAATATTTGTTGTCATTCTAATAGTAATAGCCTTAATTCTCATCGTTTATGAGATAGGGCAAGGTCGTAATTGGGCTTTATAGAATTAAGCCTTTATTAAAGTTAAAAGAAAAGCACCTTAGGGTGCTTTTTTGATGTCTATAATTTTCTCGAGACCCCATCATGAATGATCTTTTCTTAGCCACAAATCGAAGTGTCAAAGTTAATGATATCGAAGTACGCCAAATCCAGATGAAAGATTTTGACACCTGGGCAATGCATGCTGAAGCACTTAAGAACTTTATCAAAGACCAGACTCATTCAGATGAGATTTTGACAGGGCTGTTTAAAGCTCATGGTGTGCAAGTCATTTCGACCTTGGCATGTGTAACTGATCTGGATGGTGAATCACTGGTAAAACTTGCTGCTGATGAGCAGGGATTTAAAGATCTGCTTAAAGCAGTGCTTCTGATCAACCAGGCTTACTTTAAATACGAAAAGCCAAAACGCGGCATCAAAAAGAAAGATGACTCCACCTGGTTTGATTCATTCCAGTTTCTGGTATCAATGGGCCATCAGCATAGCGAAATCATGGAAATGACCTACGGTGCATTCCAGTCCTATGTCAAAGCGGCAAACAAGCTGTATAAGCAGGGAATCTTTAATAACGCCGTTGCAGCACGTGTAGCTCAGTCTGACAAGAAAGGTTTTGAGTCATTTAAGAAAGAAATGGTTTCTGATTGATCAGGCAGCACCCTAAAGTTATGATGTGAAAAATAATAATTTAGGGGGTTGCTGTGAAGAAATTACTATTAGTAGTGATGACGTCGGTATTATTGATTCAAAGTTCTTTCGCTGCTGAGGTTTATACCTGCACTGTAAACGGAAAAACGGTTTATCAGGGAAAGCCTTGCCCAGGTAAAGAATTGAATGCGCGAGTTCAGCAATCTCAAGCTGCAATCAAAAGACAGCAGGCAGTCAGAGAAAAAGAAAGAGCCGAACGTGATGCGAGGAAAGAACCGCGCATTGGAATGACAAAGTCCGAAGCTGAGAAATCAACATGGGGCTATCCAGATAAAGTTAACACAACAACCACAGCTAAAAATGAGTTTGAGCAATGGGTATATAGAACACCTTATTCTGGATCAAAATATCTGCATTTTACAAATGGAAAATTAACATCAATTTCAAATTAATCCCTTGGGATAGTTATTGATATTTGAGTTTACCCGCTTCGGCGGGTTTTTTATTGCCAAAATTTAGAGGTCAGCATGTCTGGTAAAAATTTAACATTCAAATTAATCATGGATGCCGACACTAAAGGTTTCATTGGCAACATCAAGCAATCAGAAGATGCAGCTAAGTCAGTATTTAATGCAATAAAGCAAGAATCAGAACGGTTAAAACAAGCGACTACTGATGCTTCTAAAGAAATGGGAAATATTATCCCTAAAGGCACCAGTGAATTAGCAGACAAGCTCTCTCAGTCTCTAAATGCTGCTACAGGCATTATCAAAGATGCTGGTGACAATGCAAAATCTACAGCAGGCAATTTTACAGATTTTGGTAATAAGGCCGAAAAAGCCTTAGGTCAGCTTAAAGGGGATTTGGCTCAGGCCAAGCAAAATCTTGAAGCATTTTCAAAAACTAAAGTCTCACCTGCAGATATTGAAAAAGCACAGGCTCAGATTGATCAACTTGAAAAAGAAGTTCAGCAAGCAGATCAGGCTTTTATTGGATTTCAGGCAGAAGTAGGCAAAGCCAGCACAAGTTTAAAAAATACTGATAGTGCTGCACAAACAGCTCAAAAAGGGCTTAATGGTGCAAAATTTGCAGTGAATGCTCTTGTTGGCGCCATGGCTGCAATTGGTGTTGGTCTAGGTCTACGAGAGCTTGCTGAAGCTGCCGACTCATACACCAATCTATCTGTCCGTATTCAGATTGCCACTCGTGAAGGAGGGGATTTCTCTTCTGCAATGGCTGGCGTTCATCAGGTAGCACTTGCCACAAATTCTAGCTTACAGGCAACAGGTGATTTATTTACCCGACTAAATACAGTTGGTAAAGAAATGGGGATGACGCAGCAACAGGCGTTAGATCTTACTAAAACAATTACCCAAGCAATTCAGATCGGTGGTGGTTCTGCACAAGCAAGTGAAGCAGCTGTCCAGCAGTTTATTCAGGCTATGCAGGGCGGTGTACTGCGTGGTGAAGAATTTAACTCCATTATGGAGAATGGGTATGGTTTAGCTGAAGCCTTAGCCAAGGGTTTAGGGGTTAACACTGGCGAACTCCGTAAAATGGCCGAGAATGGCGAGCTTTCTTCAGAGCGCGTTATTAAGGCTGTTCAAAGCCAAGCCACCCAGATTCAAGAAACCTATAACCAATTCCCAACCACTATTAGCAACGCGTTACAGAAGATTTCTACACAGTGGCAAATTCTGATTGGGGAGATGGATCAGGCTAATGGATCAAGCGCGACAGTAGCTAATGCACTATCAATCATTGCTGACAATCTTGGAACCCTGAAAGTATTCTTTGATGATGTTGCTGAAGGTGTTGGATGGTTTCAAGACAAGTTATCAGAAATCGATCCATCTACTCTTGAAGCAATCAGAAGTACCTTATCTGCTGTCTACGATACAATTAAAACAGTCATATCAAGTTTGGCTGGGATCGCCGAAACCGCTTGGAGTGCTTTTACGTCTACCTTGGATGCTATCTCTCCATTATTTAATGCAATCCTGAATGGTAAAGAGGAAGTTAGTGGTCTAACCACCTTATTCAATATTTTTAAAATTGCACTTGGTGTGGTTTCTGATGGTGCTACCGGACTAAATATTGCTTTGAAGCTACTCCTTTCCGGTATCCAGTTTATTTCAGGCGGTATTTATGCGCTTAGTGCTTCAGTATTAGATTTTCTAGGTTTTGATGATCTGTCTGCTCAAGCACAAAACGCCTCAGATGCTTTATTCAGGCAGGCCGAAAAGAATGCATCCGAGGCAAACAGACTGGCACTTGAAAGCAAGTCAGCTACCAGGGAGGCGATTCGAGAGATTCGTCAGACTGAGGATGAAGCCAATGCGGAGCGGGTTGAAAAAGCCCAGCAAACACTGACTGAATTGAAAGCTCAGGAGGAAAAGCACAAAGCTGATTATAAGACCATCAGTGATGAGCGCATTCAACTGGAACAACAGCTATATGAAGCACGTAAAACTGGTAATCAGGCTGCGATTGATCAGGCTGTAAAAGGTCTTACTGAACTGAATGCCAAGGAAAAGGCTTATCAGGCTGAAAGTCAGAAAATCACTGAGGCTAAGATTAAAGCCGCTCAGGACTGGGTAAATGCTCAACTTGCAGCAGCAGATGGTACACAGAAAGCAGCCGATGCAGCCACTCAGAAAACACTACAAACAACCCTTGCAGCTCAAGGTTTAAAACTTGAGTTTGATGATGCTGGCAAAGCAATTGTCAAAGCCATGGGTGACGGTGCTAAGGCTACTGAGGGCGCAGTAAACGCAGCTGATAAAGCGCGAAAATCTGCAACAGCCTTAGGCATGGATCTGGACGTTTCCTTAAATCGTGTCTCTGAAAAATTTGCCGAAAATAGCAAAAATGTTACCACCTTTGCAGCCGGCCTAGAGGATCTTGGGGTTAAGGGCAAGCAAGCTGGTAATGTTACCTATGAAGCCTGGCTGACATGGCTCCAAACGGCGAAGAGTCAGGCCGAAATTGATATGGCCAAAGCCAAGCTTCAGGAGTTTGGTGATCAAGGTAAAGTTTCGACTGGTCAGGTAGAGCAAGGCTTAATTGCGATTAAACATCAAGCTCAAGAATTGCCAGATGATATTGATCCTGTCACAGAGGCTTTTAGACGTCTTGGTATTGAGACAAAGGCGAATCTAAAACTGGCCGCTCAACAAGCTTTGATGGACTACATCACTATCCGTGATAGCGGCAAAGCAACTGCTGAAGGTGTGCAAAAGGCTTATGAAAAAGCGGCTCAGTCTGCCGCTGCATCTGGTGATGCTGGTGTCATTGCTGCAACCAATGCTGCAAATGCTGGTCGTAATCTTGAAATCCAGATTGATGAGGCAGGTGTTGCCGCCGTCAAATCCATGGATGAATGGGAAAAAGCCAATCACCGTGTTAAAGATTCTGCACGTGGTATTGGTGATGGATACCGCCATGCTGGCCAGATCGCACGTGAGGAGGCCAAGTCTTCTACTGAAGCCTGGGCAGATGCACTTAAAGCAACTCAAGGCAAAATAGAAGCATCAAAGACTGGGAAAACCGCAAAATACGGGCTTTCTGTTGAAGAAATTGAACAGAGACTTAAGGATATTGGTTATGAAGGTGATGCGAAGCGAAAAGCACAAGAGCTATTTAAGGCTGCTGAGCCGGTCGCTGGTGGGTACTATAAGTCTGCATCCAATGAATGGGTGAAGAAAAACTATGGGGTATCTGCCTACGACAATCAGAAAGCTATGGGTAACGGTATGTATGTACTCGAGCAGATTGAGAAACTGAGCCAATATGTTGGTAAGAATAGTTCTAGCAGCTTGAACAATTACGCGCCGTCTATCCCATCTGCACCATCGGTTAGAGACACTCAAGGGGACAGCAAGACAGTGCGATATGAATTCAAGTCAGGTGGTAAGACAGTCCCTCTTTATGGCTCACCAGAGGCAGGGAATGCAATGGAAGCAATACTTCAAGAATTTGAAATGCTGAAAAAGAGAAGTTAATGAAACTAATACGTGTATCTACATCAGAAACCGTCCCACTTGAGGACGGTTTTTTATGGGCTGATGAATTTGAATGGAAGCCTATAGAGCAGAAACAAGAACATGCAATTGATGGCTCTTTAATCATTCAGGAGGGTCAAAAAAAAGCGGGGCGATCCATTGTTCTTGAGCCGGCAGACGCTGAAATGGGCTGGATCAAGCGCCGTGATTTACGCACGGTCTTGGCTTGGTCGGCACTATCCGAGTTGTTCATCCTTGCTTTTGAGTATCAGCATGACCGGCGGCAATTTAATGTGATTTTCAATCATGAAGCGGGTGCATTAGAAGCCAGTCCGGTTAAAGGAATTCCAGCTGTTTCGGAAGATGATTATTACAACGTGACTTTACGTTTTACTGAGGTTGGGAGTTAATAGTGGCTATTGAAACCAAAGACCTGGTGCTCTATAAATCCGAGCGCTTAATGGATACGGATGATGGTGGTGGCAAATATTCAGGTCAGATGATTGAGGATGGCCAAAGTAATAACCTTTTTCCCGATATCTCCGAGCTGAACCGTGCTATGGGTGATGTATCCATGCGTAAATTTTTCCCTGCAGTCACAACAGCTGGAAATGAAGTACTCATGGGTGCAACCGTATTTATTTCGAAAAATCCCAAAGACCCGAATGTTTCCGCATTGCTGTTTAGCACCAAGTCCTGGACAGATGAACGCAAGTCGGCCAAAAACCGGGTTGAGAACTACTCGGCTAAAGGTGGGCAAATCGCTGGAACACCTCTTGATACACATTACACAGGCATGAAAACCTTGCAGGTTGCCATGTTTCCCAGCGAAACAGAAAGTGCTGTGGGAAGTACTCTGGTTCTGGTGTCAGATGAAGGTGAAGATCATGAACATGAGCAGTATGTACGCTTAACCAAGGTTGAAACTCGTATTGCTAAAATAATGATTGAGGGCAAAGAAGTTGAGTACAAGATAGCGACTTATTCGATTAGTGACGCGCTTGATCGGGACTTTGTTGGACTATCAGCAAAGCTCTGGTACCAAGGTGAAAAATCCAGAACGATTATCCGCGAGACAATTGTTGCTGACACAGGTAAATACTATGCATCAAGCAATCTTGCATCTGATGGCAAGGTGGGGGAGTTCACAGTCAATGCCAGGAGTATTTTTGCCCAGCTTGTACCCTCTGCTCAAGCAGAAACACCAATTATTGATGTAAATGCAGCAGGTGAAAATGTGGTTCTGGTGGCGGGTAACGATGGAACCATTACAGCCCATTATCCAAATATTACGGTTGATGTCAGTCAGAATCTTTACATCGGTTCTGCCGTCATTCCCTCAAGCGTTTCATTTATTTTACAGGGCCAACCAATTTCGGATCAGGGTGGATTACTAAAAAATACTCAAGGTGTCCAGGTTGGAACAATTGACTATCAGCGTGGCCTGATTCAATGGACTTCGGCAGTGACAGGTAGTGGTGAATATCTTGATATTACATTTAAGCCAGCCGCTGCACCAATGCAACACTATCAAAGCCATGCAATCCCAGTGACTCAGCTTAACCAGGGTACCAACTGGACAGGAGTTCTGATTCCAATTCCAGCCCCTGGTTCCTTGTCGATTTCTTATATGTCACAGGGCAAATTTTATGAGCTTAAAGATGATGGTTCAGGTCAGCTCAAGGGAGCAAGTTCATCTTTTGGTTCCGGCATAATCAATTATGAAACAGGTTCATGGCTTTTAACGACTGGTGCTTTGCCAGATGTCGGTACGCCGATCCTGTTGAACTGGGGTACACCGATAGTCACCTTTGTCCGATCAAACTTGAGTGTGGAAAAAGCAGCATTTGATTTTGATTTGGGTCGACCAGGTGTATTGCCGGGTATCACCATTAACTGGACGCTTGAAGGGGGAGCAAAAACGGCAACATCAAATGCTCAAGGCAAGTTTACTGGTGATGCTACGGGTGAAATCAACTATGCCACAGGTATCGGTAAGATCATTCCAAACCAGCTGCCGCAAAAAGGTACAGTTTTCTCGGTCATTTATAACTATGGCCAATCACTTGAGCAGACCAAGATGGATGTTGCGCCTGCAAATCAAAAGCTAACCTTTACCATTGGTACTGGACCAGCAATTCAGCCAAATAGTGTTGAGTTAAAAATTCCACTTCAAAGCAGTGAGGGGATTACAGGGTCTGTGACGCTAACCGATGTGCCGGTGAATGCAACTATTGGAAATTTGGTAAACAATCGCGGTCAAGTGCAAGGCACTATTATCTATGCTACTGGCGCAGTTGAAGTGACACCCCAAGCCACCGCAAACAAGTTTGTGCAAACCTACACACCAATGACTGTTTACGCATCAGCATAGTGAGGAAATATGTCTTTTTATTCTCCACAAACATCAGATATTCAAGGTCAGCAGGTTGAATTAAAAGCCTTTAATGCTGTTGATGTTCGAGTGAAATACCGCGATACATCGGGCTCTAACTCAGCAACGCATACAGTGACCGCAAACAAGCTCAAATTGGATTTACCCTCTGGTTTTGATGAGCAGATTTTGACAGGCTCAGCACGTTTTAAAGTGGGTGCTGATACTTTTCTGGATCGTACTGGCTTGCTGTATCGCAATGTGAATCCGGCCAATAACAGCGGGATTCAATCCGGCATGATCCAGTATGGGACTGGGCGCGTTGAAATCGATTCCTGGACACCGGGTGCAGATAACACGATTACTTTGGAATCCTTAACCACCACAACCGACCTATTGCCGGTCAATAAAATCAGTTTTAGAACGCCAATCATGCCGATCCGACCACAATCCTTAACTGTGGTGGTCGGGACGCTTGAATATGGTCAACTCACATTAACCGCTGATGAAAACGGATTAATTGAAACCAGTCGGGCGCATGGTAAGGTGAGTTACGACACCGGATTTGTCAGTATTTACTTTTATACCAAAACCAAGATGATTGAAGCCAACCGTGTCGAAATTATGGCCAATGACTGGTATGACCCGCTGTTGGAATATCAGGAAGGTGCTGACACCTATATCAATGTTCCGGTCTGGGTCGATGCCTCATCAGTACGCTATAACGCAGTGGCTTATACCTATATTCCGCTAGATTCTGAAATTTTGGGACTGTCAGCGACCCGTCTGCCACTCGATGGACGTGTTCCGATTTTCCGGGTTGGTGATATTGGTATTGTTAGCTCTAATAAGTCTTTTGAACTGCCAGATGAAATCGCAGGTAAAATTTATGAATTACCGGATCAGCGTATTTCATGGGCTGAACTTGAAGATGTTGACGGGATCAAGATTCCGTTTGATATGTACTCAATTGACTATGATTACGGCAAACTTACTCTGGGTGGGGATTTCGCGTTAAATAATTTAAGTGCACCTCTCACACTGCGCTATCGCTACCAAGATATGCTGTTAATCAGGGATGTGCAGATCAATGGTCAGATAACCTTTACCAAGCCGCTGACACATAACTATGATTATGAAGATACTGTGGTAGGTTCAGCACTGGTGATTGATGATATGCAATCACGTTATACCGGCAAGTTTGTACAAGAAACTTGGAATAGTATCTGGAATGATCAGCCTTCTGAGGGAGCCATATCTGCGAACTATAATGATGCCTTATATCCGATTGAAATAACCAACAAGGGAGCAATTCAGGAAAGATGGGCACTGGTCTTTATCTCAGAAACCAGTTTCAGAATTATAGGTGAGACAACTGGCCAGCTAGCCGGCACCGGTTCAACCAATGCGGATTGCGCCCCAATCAATCCAGTCACCAATTCACCTTACTTTGTAGTGAAAAAAGAAGGATGGGGTGCAGGTTGGACCAGTGGAAACGTCCTTCGTTTTAATACGATTGCTGCCATGTTTCCAGTGTGGGTGATCCGTACAGTAAAACAGTCAGAACCAACCGCATTATCCGATGAATTCCAGATCATGCTGCGCGGTGACATTGATCGCGATGTTTAAAGCTTAAATTAAATATGGCCGCTTTAAGCGGTCTTTTTTATGGAATAAAAAAATGGTCACAGGCAAAACAGTCAAGTTCTTCACTTCAAAAAACAACAGTGCTCCGCAGCTGCTTAATTTGCAGGGCTCAATGCTGGCCTTACTAGATGCCTGTCTCGTATCTGGAATTCAGGTCGGTACTGTAGGATCCTTAACTGCCAGTGGAACTACAGCAACGGCCACTTTTGGTATGACACACAATCTAATGAAGCATCAGGTCATCCGAATCAGTGGGGCAAATCAAGCCGAATTTAACGGTGACTTTAAGATCAAGCAGATTGTAAACACCAATACCATTACGTTTGAACTGAATACAGCAGCAACGGTCGCTAATGCTACCGGAACAATTAACTGTTTGCTTGCACCGCTTGGCTTTGAAAAACCATTCTCAAGCACGACAGCCTTAGGTGGTGGCCGAGCCGCTTTCCGCTCGAAAGATGAATCTCTGCCAAACCGACCATTCCTGCGTGTGGTGGATGAACGGATTTCCAGTTATAGCAATAACTATGCAAAATATGCCAAAGTCGGGATCGTCGAGAACATGACCGATATTGATACCATGACTGGGGTGCAGGCGCCTTATATTGCTTCAGCTCCCGCCCGCAACTGGAATCCAACAGGAAGCGGATTAAATATCAAAAATGGCTGGGCCAAATGGTATTACTGTGCATTAGGCGAATATTATTCCGATGCCACCAACCTTGCTGACTTTTCGATTACAGCGGGTGATTGGTTAGTTGTCGGCACGGATACTGGATTCTATGTTATGAATTCAATTGATCAAGATTTAAATGATCCAAATGGTCATAAGAATCTTGCTTATTGCTATGGTTTTGGCGCGTTTGAGCCAATTGCCGATGATGATCTTTTTAATCATTTTCTTTTGGCAACCAACTACTGGGAAGTCGCTCAGAGTATTAGCTATAGAGCATCTTATTATACCAATAGTATTTCAATTGGTTCTGAAGATAGTAATTTCTCAACAGTTGGTCGAAGTGTTTTTTTACAGCGCGGTTATAAAAAATCAGCATATGCTCAGGCTACTGGACGAAAAGCAACAATGGAATCATCACCAGTTGTAAGTGGCAACTCCATTGGTTATTCAGTCTCAGCAGCTGAAATGGGTGGAGTTATATTGCAATCTCCATTATTAATGGAAGTTTTAAATACATCACAGTTTTTACCCCGCGGTTTTTTACCACTGATTAAGACTATTCCTCATAAAACGTTATATGCCGATTTACAATTAGTGGAACAATCTGGTCGCGTATTCATTGCAAAAGAGATTTATGGAAGTCCTGGTTCCCCCAAAGGACTGGTCATGTTTGATCTAGGAGAAGCCTAATGGCAATCAAGATGGATCAGCCAATTACCCTGGTATTTAAAAACAATATTGCCTTCAAAACAGCGGATGCCAAATCAATTAAGGGTCAGGTGCAGGAAAAAAAAGTTCCGCTACCTTGCCGGGTACGCCTGTTTGAGCGAAAGTCAAGTCAGTTAATGGCTGAAGTGGCGACTGACAATCAGGGGCATTATGCCTTTTATAATTTGAACGATGAGGAACGATTCTTTGTTGTCGCCCATCACCCAAGGCTTCAGTTTAACGCAGTCATTCAAGATAATGTGGTGCCAAAATGATTACACCTTCTGTAAGTGCCGGGCTTTCGATGCTGCAGGCATTAACCTTATTTATCGACCAAGGTAGCGCAAATGCTACCTTTGTTTTTTATGATGACAGTAAACCTGCAGATACCACCGTTCCAGCGAATGAAGCAGCTCGGCTGGTGACTATGGAATTACCTAAACCTAGTTTTAAACGGCTGAAAAATAGCAGCATTGAACTGCATCCCACTGGTGAAGGCACCATCATTAAGACGGGAAAAGCTGTCTGGGCACGGCTTTATAATGGCGAGGGCGTGGCCGTTATGGACTTTGACTGCACTGTTGATATGGCACTTGATACCGTTGATCTGGTGATGGGAGCCTCATACGATCTGGACTCAATTGAATTCTTCCCATCAGTTTAATGAGGTGAGCATGTGTCGAACTATACGCCACCGGATGCACATAATTTAATTCTCGACTTTGATGAGCCAGCAACCAGCTCGACAGATTTAAATTTCGGGGATGCTGTAAGTAGTAGTATCGTTTCAGCCTGGGTGGGGGTAAGGCTCACAAGCCAGATCCACGGCAAGCAGATTGACTCAGCCAAAGATCAGGTGCTGGCCACAATCAAAACTGGCATTAATGTGCAGATTAGTGGCAAGCAGACGATCAACTATCTGCGAAAAGTCAGGGCAGTCATTAATACTGGTGTGCTGGGGGAATTTAGTGATCATTTTGACTTGAACTTTATTGCTGGTGTATCTGGTCAATTCAGCGCGTCATTTCATAAAGCCTTATTTAAAGCAATTCAAGTGAATACACGCTGGGCCAAACCTGTCTTAAGGGTGCATAACAGTGCCTTTTATTTTGAGCGCAGCTTGGGTTTAAGTAACCATGCATCAGTTAGATTTGATAATGCCAATACGCTTCATCGTGCCGTTCAAATGATACATGAGCAGGCAACAGGCTTATCGCGCAGTGCTTATCTGAAATGGCAGGAAAATGAACGTCTGGTTATCTCCAGGATTTTGGTATTTGAAGAATCCAATAAGCTTAGGATTAATCGTAAAACTGAATGGGATGAACTGGTCCGTAAACGTAAAACTTTTACTTACTCCCATCAGGTAGCACACGTTTTTGAAAAGCATTTTTCATTTGAGTGGGATAAAGGCCTTGAGATTATTACTACATCCAGTATTGCATGGGATAAAGCCAAAGCTATTCATTACCGCAAGCATCCGGTATTACCATGGCCAAAACCTGAACCACCGCAGTATGAAAGTAACAATGATCTTAATTTTAATTGTCTGTGTGATGACCAGGATGCACATAACCTTATTTTAAATTTCGGGGATGATGAGTGTATTCCCGGTTTACCGAATCAAAACTGGTGGTATATCGTGAATGAATTATCAGTGAGCCGTCTGGATAACGGGGAGAATATCCTTGTTTATGATGGCAATTACAGCACAGATCGTAATGGCTGGTGCTGGTCATATAGTCTAACCGTACCAGTATCTGAAATATCTAAACTTGAACCGATCGGTGGTTTGCCGGTGATTTTAAAAATCATGGTAAATGGCAATGAGCATCACATGTTGCTAGAAAACCGTAGCCGTTCGCGTCGCTTTGCCGAAACGACTTATACACTTAATGGCCGTAGTCAGTCCGCTTTATTGGATGCACCCTATACACCTACACGATCCTTTACCCAGGAGAATGAACGTACAGCTCGACAGTTGTGCCAGGCTGAACTTGATCGCGTGAATAGTTCAACGCAGCTAAAGTGGGAATTGGTTGATGAGCTGAGCTGGATCATACCAAGCGGCAGCCTAAGCTACTCCAATATGACACCCATTGCTGTGATCAAGATGATTGCCGAAAGTGCAGGCGGCTTTGTCTATAGCGAAAAAGGCAACAACACCATTACAGTCAAACCCAAGTATAAAAAGACATTTTGGGATTCGATTGCAGTTGAAGAGTATGATCGATTAATACCGGAGAGCCTGGTTACTGAGCAATCTACTGATTACGAACTATATCCAGATTATAACGGAATCACTTTGACCAATGACCGTGGTCAGCTGAGTGGACAGGTACGACGTACTGGCACACCAGCCAATACCTTACTAGAAACTGTCAATAATCCGCTATTTACAGTTGAAAGTATGGGTGCATATGGCAAAACAGCACTTGCTAAAGCCGGTATGGTCGAAACCCACAATCTGGTCATGCCTGTGAATGCAAATATCGGTGAATGTGCTCCCGGTGAGTTGGTAGCTTTTAATGCAGAATGGTGGGGCATAGTTGAGAACGTGAGTGTCTCGTTCAATCATGCAGTAATTAATCAAAGTGTCAAAGTGGAGAGCATTAACCGTGAGTAATCCATTACAGCGTTTAATTGATTTGCTACCAAAGGCTCCCGAATTCATTGGTACCATTACTTCTGTGGATCATCCCAATTACAAGGTTTTAGTCGTAGATGGATCCGGACTGGTCATGTGCACCAGTACGACTAAATATACGAACGGTACCCGGGTGTTTGTATCCAGTAATGAGATTAAGCGCCCGGCACCAGAAGGAAGGGTGGTGCGAATAGAAGTCTAAACTTAATTAAACAACTGCACCTTTTTAGGTGCTTTTTTTATTGCTAAAACTTAGGAGGGCGTATGCCTGACAGTGAAACATATGGAGTGCGTGTTGAGAAAAAGCTAGATCAGCTGCGTTTAGAAATGGGCGAGCTGAATAACAACGTTATTCGTTTAACTGAACGAAATGAATATTACCAATCACAGGCAGTAGCAAACCGACGGGATATTGATCTGCTTCAAGCAGATATGAATCAGGCAAAGGGAGGGCTCACCTTTGCAAAAGCCATGGGTGGATCTGCTATTGGACTGCTTATAGCGTTTGGTTCCTGGGTGTTTCAGAGCAATACCGGACTTGCCAAAGAGAATGCGGGACTAAATCAAAAACTGGCCATCATTGAATCAAAACAGATTCGAATGGATACAGATCTTGCAGCAATGCGTAATCAAATTGATCAACAGAAAAAATAAATCATCAAAGAGAGGAATCAATGAAATTAATTAATGAAAGTGTCTGGAAATTTGACTCAGTAAAATATGGCGCCTATATGGCGCTTTTTTTATCCTGCTTACATTTGATCCTGCAGGAGGTTTATAACGCCAATGTATTGCCGGAACCATATCAAACAATTGCATCTTTAGGTTTGATGTTCCTGGCTGTACTCATTGGCCGTAAAAAGGCCCAGCCAAATCTACATCAGCCTTTAGGCTTCGCCACGATTACATCCGGCCATAGCAATACTGATCCAGGTGCAGTGAACGGAAAAGTGAAAGAAGCAGATTTGGTGGTCAACTTCCGCAATGCAGTGACTTATTATTTGCGTGAGGCTGGTGTCCAGGTCAAAAATGATGGCACTGGATCTCAAAATGACCCGCTTTCATCAGCTATCAAATTGATCAAAGGATCCAGTGTTGCAGTTGAATTCCACATGAATGCTGCGGCATCTAAACAGGCCAATGGTGTTGAAACAATCGCACTGCCAAAAGATAAAAAATTGGCTCAGGAATTATCTGCAGCTGTAGCCAGTGCGTTAGGCAGTCGCTTACGTGGTGACAATGGTTGGATTGATCAATCAAAGTCAGCACGCGGAAGTCTAGGGTACATCAATGCCGGTGGCTTGATTGTAGAGCTTGGTTTTATTTCCAATGAAGATGAACTTGACCGATTTAATGCACGATACTGGCTGGCTGCAAAAGCTGTGGCTAAAGTGCTGATTGATTATAGAAATAAGTATTAAGGTCTTAACGCCGTGCTGCCTATTAGGTTGGACGGCAATTTTTTATAATTTAATTATAAATTTAAGAAAAATTGTTATTGGGGAAAATAGTTTAAATAACTAATATAAAAAACATCTTAATCAAAAAAATAATTTAATTTATCTAGTTATTTATTATAAATAATTTTTAAATATAGTTATTTTATAAAAAAAATTTACAAAAAAATAATTGAAAATTAGCGGAAAAATTAACAAAAGTTTAGAAAATTATAGAAAATTCAGTTTAAATAATGAGCTTTTTGTAATATTTTTTCATATTATTTGTATGTTTTTGTGAATTAGAATACCCTTCTAAATTTTGGAATAGTTAGTTAGGACTTATTAATTAATTTCAAAAAATAGCAAAATTAAACTCTTTAGGCTGAAAAAAATATGGAACGTTCTAACTTCAAAATGAAATCACTTTCACTTTTAATACTCTCATTATCTATTAATTCTATTGTTTACGCTGACATTGAATTGGGACAGGACTTTGATAATATTTCGGTACGAGTAAATGCTGATGATGGAAGTTTCGGGGCTTTTATTGTTAATAATGGCTTAAACAACTCGACAGTAACTTTTTCATCTAGTTTGTATAATACGACAATTACAGCAGGTTCATCGTCTCTATCTGTAGATGCATTTAATGGAATACAGTTGAGTAATGCAAAACTTTCTGGGATACAGGCCGGTCTATTAGATGAAACTTCTACTGAAGTAGTTGTGGGAGCTCAACTTTATACAACAAATACAAATGTTTCTACGAATACGAATGACATAGCTACAAACAGAACTAACATCGCGACCAATACTGCTAACATCACTACGAATACGAATGACATAGCTACAAACAGAACTAAGATTGCCAGCAATAGCGCTGCCATTGCTTTAAATACGAGTGAAATCCTTAATTTAAGATCGGATATGAATTCAAAATTTGAAAACATTGATCACAAACTAGATTCTCAGAAAAATGAGTATAGAGCAGGGATAGCTAGCCTTGCTGCTATGTCAAATATTCCAAATGTAAGTGGACAAACTTTTTCTGTAGGATTTGGTATTGGTCAATTTAGAGATCAATCGGCTATTGCTGCAGGCGCTAATTGGAATCTAAATGAAAAAGTAGCTACTAAACTCTCTTTAGGATTTAGTGATAGTGATTTCACTGGCGGTGCTGGTATTGCATTTGGTTTTTAAATATTTTAATAAAATAGTCCACAAATAATTACCCTTGTGGATGCTTGAAGGCTCTCAAAGTGAGGGCTTTTAGCTCATTCAATTACAACGAATATGAGTATAGATACTTTAGCCAGTAGAAATTATAGATACAAATTTGTAGAGCTCAAAGATGTAGAGCAAATAGAAAATAAGTTATGGCAGAATCTAAAAAAGTACCTTAAAGTGCTTTTTTATTCAGGTAAACAGCTTTGAATTAATTCTATAATCTTGTCATTTGGTTTCACTGTTATTATTTCTCCAGTAGTAATAGATACCGCAATTTTCCATTTTTTTACGTGCTTTCTTTTTATGCCATCCTTAATAAAATCAGGCGCCCAAAGAATTTTAATAGCATTAACCTCAATAGCCCATCTCGCTGTCTCCCCATAATTAATCATTTTAGGCAAAGTATCAGTAATCGGATTTGGATTAAGAGGGACTATGAAAGATTTCTTTTTGCTTATTTTCCATGCGATATTCTGAATAGTTACAGGTTTATTTCCCTTATTTGTAACATCAATACACACATAATGGTCATCATCATTATATTCGCGAATATATCCGACTAAAAATATTAAATTTGATGTAATGATTAGATTTACTTTGTCATTTTTTCGAGCTAAATACAAAGATGTGATAACTGCAGCAATTGTTCCAATTGATGCTAGCCATGTACCGACCATTGACCAAAATGAAAGGTCAGTAGCTGTCAAACCAAAGTAGGTCGTTTCCATTTTTAATCCCTAAAGCTCTCACTTCTAGGAATAGAGTACCAGTAACGTATTTTTTTCCCGTCGTTTAAAGTTTCAATATTGATTAGTTGATACTGAGGATTTCTATAAAAAACATCAGAAATCATTCTTTCAACACGTGCAGTCCTTTCATGAAGAGGTTCTTTTGGATAATCTTCAATACAATTCATGTCTTGGAAATAAATGGAGCGGCCAGAGTCCGCTTTAGTGTTTAATAATGCTTGCTCCAAGATGTTAACGATCTCACCATTCATTGTTCTATTATTTGATTTAGATCTTTCTTCTAGAATAGATTTCAATTCTTGCGATAGCCGTATTTTTAGCTGTGCATCTTCAGTCATTGTATGAGCTCCGTTTGTCGATAGAAAGTAATTTAACAGATTGACTTATGAACCGCAATGGTTTAATTTTGGTTTAAATATGAACCAAAATATCCATAACCTCAGATCGAGGGTGTGGAGTTTAAAAAGTTCAAAACAAAAAAAGCCCCTACAACTTGGCGGAAGGAGGGGCTTTCTATCTAAACCCTGCAAGGAGATTAGACATGAACAGTCTATCATTTAATGACATGAATTTTAATCCGATTAATCAGAATGATGATCAAATTTGGATAACATCATCTGAACTAGCTCGAATACTTGGATATTCACGATTAGATAAAGTAACTCAGATCTTTAATCGTAAAGCTGACGAATTTACCTCTAAAATGACTAGAGTTATCGAGAACCCCTCTAACGTCAATTTGACGTTACGGATATTTTCTTTACGTGGCGCTCATTTAATAGCAATCTTTGCTCGCACACCAGTCGCCAAAGAATTCCGCAAATGGGTACTCGATGTTTTGGACAAAGAGGCACTGCAACAGCAAATTGATACTCGAGTAAAAATCAACGCAGAGCAACAATCCATACTCAAGGAAATTGTTGACCGACGTTGTGAAGGCAATGTAAAGAAACGCACCGAACTTTGGAGCCGGCACAACCAGCACTTTCGTATCCCACGTTATAGCGAACTGTTGGCCATCCATTTCCAAGACGCAGTGGATTACCTGGAAACGATGCAGATCAAAGCAAAAAGAGATGTTCATATAGATGAAAATCAATCTATAGAAATGCTGTGTAGTCATGCTCGCCTGTTTCAAGCATGGTGGAATACCCATAGTCCGACATTAGCTAAGCTCAATCCGCAACTGGTTTATATGTTGCATGACAATATGTTCTCTATGAATCATTCCATATCGGATCTATGTAAAAAGTTTGGTATAAGCCTTCCAACCTATGACTATGATCATATGTTTGAACTGAAAACACTTCCGCATGAACGATACAGATTGCTGAAATAA